ATGTCTGCAAGCAACACATTCGCATCACAGGCCCCGGTCGGACTGCCGCTTGACGGCTTTTCGCGTTGGAGTGATCTGCGGCCCTTCATTCCGTTGTCCCGCGAGACGGTCCGACAGCGCGAGCTGGAAGGACGCTTCCCGCGTGCAAGTCGTTTGACGCAGCGCTGCACCGTCTGGCCGAATCGAGAGATTCACCGCTGGATGGCCAACCCGCTGACTTATCGCGTTGTCGATGTGGCATGCGAAGTGAAGGAGGGCGCGTGATGGCGAATAGCGTGAATGTGACGAGCGCGCGCGTGGCAGCGCGAGAAGCCAAACGAGACGCCGACACCGCATTCTACGAGAGCGAGTTGGAGCGTCAGCGCGAGCGGTTCGCCGACGCGCTCGGGCGCAGCGCTGACGAAGCCCGGCGCGAGGCAGCTTGCTGGATCGCGGCGGCGGCGACTGTGTTTGAACGTGATGCCGAACGCATGCCATCGCGTGCTAAGCGCGCGATCGAACTCCTCAAACACGCGGTTTTCATGCTCGATCCGAAGGCCCCGGCATGAAGTTGTTCCAAAGTCACTTTGCCGTGATGGAAGGCGCGGGATGTCGGCTGCGTGACGTCGCTGTCGCTGGTCCGTCCCTTCGACGATTTGCGCATCGTGGCAGTGCGCAGTATCCTGTGCATGTCGCTGAGACAACAGCGGCCCGGATTGGCGTCCGGAATCTGAAAACGGCGGACGACCGCCATCTGGCGGTATTTTTTCGTCCGCGCGTCAACGCACGCCTTCAATGGTCGGGCCTTGGCGGGGGTGCCTTCGGGCACGCCGGTTTCCGTTTTCGCCGGTACGCCAACTCCGCCATGTGCCCGGCCACCCCAATTGGCGTTGGGGGCCGGGTTCGTAACCACGAAAACGGAGGTCGCACCCAATGCGCCAGCCCTCGCACGCCCGTACCGGGCAGCAATCCCACCTCATTCGATCCATTGTCCGCGCCGCACTGCGCGACGCGGCAACCGCCAGCACGTATCAAGACGCGCTCGACGCAACCGGCGCGGCATTGGCCGCGATCGCGGCGCTCGTTCGTGCGGAGGTGCGTCATGGCTGAGCTGCGCTGCAAGATTGGCGATCTGGCGATCGTCACGAAGTGCGATGCTCGCTCGCGTATCGGCATGCTGGTCGAGGTCGCATCGGCTCGCCCGACGCCCGATCACGATTGGCGCGTGCGGATCTTGGGCGGCCCCGTCTCGGGGCGCGGCGTCTACGACCGGCGATTCGGCGAGTTCACGCATGCGGCCGTCCAGGACTGGAACCTCACGCCGATTCGCGGCGAAGCGGAGCTGGATTGCACGATCGATGTCGGGCAACTCCTCGCGTCGATTCTGGAGGTGCGCCATGTCTAAATACCGCCTGCCGAACGAAGTCGGGATGATCGCCATGTGTGCGGCCCATCAGTTCGCCCAGCTCGAAGCGCTGTTCGATGCTGTCCGCTCGCATCTCCCTGAGGGCACCTACGAGCGCTCGCTCGTGGACATGGGGCAAGGCGTCGCGAGCCGGTACTCGGCCGAAATGCGCCGTACTGCGCAACCGGAGGTGTGCCATGACTGATCAGCGCATCCGAACCGCGGTTGTCGACGGATTCGACAACGCACCGCCACTCGATACCGGCGCTCCGATCGAGCTGCAATTCGCCGTCGACCTGGGCGCGATCTGCGCCGACGCATGGCTCGACCTGAAAGGCGACGTGCGGCTGCACGACTATGCGGCGCATCAAGCCGCTGCGTTCGCGCGCGGCATGGAAGCCGCCATGCAGGACGCGGGCGACGTCGACGCGCACCGCGTGACGATCAGCCGCCAAGCGTTCGCGGCCGGCCTGATGGGGCGCGTGCAACAGCACCTGTTCGCGGCGCTCGGGCTCGTCACGCGCGAACCGCGCACGACGCACTGAGGGACGGTCATGGCAAAGACGAACAAGAATGCCGTGCAACCGCTCGCGTCGCACTTCGTGGCCGAGGTGAACCGTCCTGACCGCAACCGCATCGGCACGCGCATCAGTGACGCGATGGAGCTGCTGGACAGCCTGCATTGGGCGGCCGACAAGGCCATGTCCGATGACGACTACTGGCTTGTGCTGAGCCTGTTCCGCGCGTCCCTGCCGTCGATCGGCGCGGCGCTGGAGGCGGCCAACGACGCACTAGGCGAGTCGCGGCTCGGCCGCTACGTCTACAGCAACGACGTCACGTCGGGCGGTGCGGTCCTGTCGGTGCCTCGCGCGGCCGGCTGACGCTGCGCCGCTAGGCATCAGCGCATCATTCAATTCTTCGCGCGTCGGGTAGCTGCTTGCCCGATATGGACTACTAATCGGCAGTCGACCGACGCGCGTTCAGTGGGAACCTATGAGTAACGCACCCATGTCCGAATTCGAGCGGGCGAGAGTCGCGCTCGGCTATGTTCCGCCCGACGACCGCGACACGTGGCGTCAGGTGGGGATGGCGCTCAAGGCCGAGTTTGGCGAGGAGGGCTTCGCCCTCTGGAACGAATGGAGCCAAGGCGCGCAGAACTACAACGGCAAGGACGCGCGCGATGTGTGGAAGTCGTTCAAGGGCGGCAAGATCACCATCAACACGCTGTTTCACCTCGCCAAGCTCGGCGGCTTCGACCCGCGCGCGCACCGGGCGAAGCCGGTCGATCCAGCGGAACGCGAGCGACAGAAAGCCGAGCGCGCGGCCCGCGAAGCGGCCGAGCTGACCGAGAAACAGCAATCCGCGTCGGCGCTCGCTGAATCGATCTGGTCGGCGGCCGAGCCCGCGCCGGCCGATCACCCGTACCTCGTTCGCAAGCGCATCGCGGTCGACGCGCTGCGCGTTTATCGCGGCGGCTTGTGCATCGGCACGGCCGCATGCGACGGCGCACTCGTCATCCCGGCCCGTGACGCGGACGGCAAGCTATGGACGCTGGAGTTCGTCCTGACGGACGGCCAGAAACGCTACCTGCCGAACGGCCGCAAGGCCGGCTGCTTCTCGCTGATCGGCGGCCCGTTATCTTCCGTGCCGTCCACGCTGCTGATTGGCGAAGGTTACGCCACGTGCGCGACGCTCGCGGCCGCGACGGGCTATCCGGCCGCCGTCGCGTTCGACGCAGGCAACCTGCACGCGGTCGCGACAGCGCTGCGCGGCCAGTATCCGGACGCCCGCATCGTCGTGTGCGCCGATGACGATCACACGACGAAGGGCAATCCGGGCGTGACGAAGGCCCGCGCGGCGGCCGAGGCAGTCGCCGGCATCGTCGCCGTGCCCGACTTTGGTCCGAACCGCCCAGCGGCCGGGACCGACTTCAACGACCTGGCTGCGCACGTCGGCCCGGATGCGGTGGCCGCCGCCGTGCGGGCTGCGCTCACGCCGGCCGGCTCGGCAGATCCCGGCAAGGCCAAGGCAGCACTGCCCGCCGCGAAGCCCGCCAAGCGTCCGAAAACGGCCCGCGCGCAGGACGGCAAGTCGCGGTTCGTCGTCGACGACAAGGGAGTGTGGTTTCATGGCTTCAACAATCAGGGCGATCCGCTGCCGCCGCATTGGGTCAGCACGCGTATCGAAGTGATCGCGGAGACGCGAAACGAGATGAACAGCGAGTGGGGCTACCTGCTCGAATTCACGGACCGTGACGGCATCCTGAAACGGTGGGCGGTGCCGGCCGGCCTCTTTGCCGGCGACGGCACGGAGCTGCGGCGCATGCTGCTCGATATGGGCGTGAAGCTCGGCGTGACGCAGATCGCCCGCACCCAGATCGCGAACTACGTGCAGATGGCGCAGCCGGACGAGCGCGTACGCTGCGTGCCGCGCGTCGGCTGGCATCACGGCGCGTTCGTGCTGCCCGATCGCGTCATCGGCACCGGCAAAGAGGCGCTGATCTATCAGGCCGACACGCCGATCCAGAGCCAGTTCAAGGAGCGCGGCACGCTGGAGGACTGGCAACGCGAGGTTGCGGCCTACTGCGTCGGCAATAGCCGGCTGCTGTTCTGCGTCGCAACCGCCTTCGCTGGTCCGTTGCTGCACTTCTCCGGGCTCCAGTCGGGCGGCTTTCACCTGCTCGGCACGACGTCGAAAGGCAAGTCGACGGGCGGCGTCATCGCCGCGTCCGTGTTCGGCTCGCCGGACTACGTGCGGAGCTGGAAGGCAACCGACAACGCGCTCGAAGCCGTCGCCACGCAGCATAGCGACGCGCTGCTGATCCTCGATGAAATCGGGCAGGTCGAGCCGCGCCTGGTCGGCGATGTGATCTACATGCTTGCGAACGAGTCGGGCAAGGCTCGCGCGTCGCGTAGCGGCTCGGCAAAGCCGGTTCTCACGTGGCGTCTGCTGTTCCTGTCGAACGGCGAAAAGAGCGTGTCCGCGCTGATGGCCGAGGGCAACAAGCCCATGAAAGGCGGTATCGAGGTGCGCTTGCCCGCGATCCCGGCCGAGGTCGGCGAAATGGGCGTCGTGGAGAAGCTGCACGGCTTCCCGACGCCGGCCGCACTGATCGAGCATCTAGAGCGGCACGCGGGCATGCACTACGGCACGGCCGGCCCCGCGTTCATCGAGTGGGCGTCGTCGCAGGCCGACGAGCTGGCCGAGCATCTGCGCATGCGCGTCGATGAGCTGGTCGGGCAATGGGTGCCGGAAGGCTCGCATTCGCAGGTCGCGCGCGTCGCCAAACGGTTCTGCCTCGTTGCGGTGGCCGGCGAGCTGGCGACCGCGCACGGGCTGACCGGCTGGCCGCAGGGCGAAGCGGTCGAGGCAGCGCGTCGTTGCTTCGAAGGCTGGCTCGAACTACGCGGCGGCACCGGCAATTCGGACGAAGCGGATGCGGTGCGACAGGTGCTGCATTTCCTCGTCGCACACGGCGACAACCGTTTTGTGTGGATGAACCGGGCGCAGGACGACCATCGGCCGAACGCGCCGCACCGTGCGGGCTGGAAACGACTCGTAAAACACGACAAGAGCAGCATCGCCATCGAGTCGGATCAAGCGTATTACGCTGAGTTCGGCGAGAAGATGAGCGCCGAAGACGCGGAAAGCGTCGAGACGGAATACCTGATCGAGTCAACCGTGTTTCGCAAGGAAGTATGCGCCGGCTACGACCATAGGATCGTCGAGAAGGCTTTGATGAAGCGGGGTGTGCTGATGCTGCGTAGCGATGGGCGTCCGTATCGACAAGAACATATCCCCGGCATGACAAAGCGCCTCATGGTCTATCGCGTCCTGCCGTCCATCTTCTCACTCGAAATCTAAGCTGCACCGCCGCCGTCCGGGGGGGCGGTGGCGGGCATTCCTTTGCGCGGCATTTTTGGTCCGTGCCTCAAAGTTACTTTGAGTGATACGCACCAGATCGAACCGGGCGGGCGGTTGCATCTACTCTTGCTGATGATGTAACAATCAAGCCCGGTTTATCTCCAGTATCTCCAGCGTTCTCCAAATCGTTTGGAGACACACGAAGCCTTACCCCACAAGGCTTTGCGGCCGATTCGGGCGTTTATCTCCAACTCTCCAACTCATTTTGCACTGAGCGGACAGGCGTCGACCAACCGCAGCGACCGCGAAGTCAGACGGGGCGCGGCTCTCCGGGATTTGACGGGCGTCGACGGCGTGTTTTGGAGGGGGGTGTCCGTGATGCGCCCCGATCGGGGATTGTTGCGTCGGTCGCAAGTGTCGGGGTGGTCGGAATGCGGGGGACCCTGCGTCTAGGGCAAAGACGCGGGGGCTCACACCCGCGTCTTTTCTCTACTGACGGCAGAAACAAGGGGGGCACATAATAATATGGGGCTAAATCAAAAGCTTGCCCTATGCCTAGGCCGTTTCCGTTTTGCTGGTGGGGAACGCACGGAAGGGGGGCATACAGGGAAGGGCGAGATGGAACGATCCGGACCGATCGAGATTCGATGCTTCTACATCAATCGACGATTGCTGCATGTACGAAAATTCGTACCATATTCTCCTAGATACACCACGAACAATCTCACAACCGCGCTTTTCCGTCGCGACCTTGAATTGCGCGATTGATCCACATCTCACGACGACTATGAATCTTTGGGCAGTCAATCCAGTCTGGCAAAACTTCTCTTCGCTGTATCGGGAAGCGGTTACTGCGCGCGAGGCAAAGACGGGCATGGAGCGCTCGCATCATCTGACTGCGTCGCTCTATTTCGGTATCGCTGCGCTTGAAGCATTCTTGAACGAGAAGATGCGGGCACACATGAACGCAACGCATTCAGAAGAGGAGATTTTCAACAAATTGAGGAAGGGGCAGATCCTCGCAAAGATCAAGAAATGGCCCACGGAATTACTCGGCAAGTCGCTCCTTCTCGGGCCCGCTACACTCGACCTGATCACCAACATTAACGACATCAGAGGCGATCTGACGCATCCCAAAACATCCGGGCACGACATCTATGCAAAGCTTGAAACGATCAATCCGGATGCGGTGGTCGCAGCAGTTTCGGAATATGTCGTGAAATACCATGAAGCAGCGGGAACGAGATACCCGTATTGGATTTTCGGTTGGAACTACCTCAACCCTAGCCCGAACGTCCACGAGATCTACATCATCAACGATCAGCAGTTCTGCTTCTCGTTACAAGCCATTGGCTTCCCGGTACCAGCTGCGGCCCATTGGGAGGCAGAAGCTTGGCGCGATCAATATCTGAAGACGTTCGAGGGCTACGAGGCGATTCGTGACGCACTTGCAAAGCTGGAGTGTTGTGAACCGAAATTCAATCGATTTCCCTTCAAGCCAATTCTCTGCCGCCGGTGGTGGACATCTGAACACCACCGGAGCTGTGGACATGTAACAGGCGAGGCTCTCGACTTTGCTCGCAACTATGGGCTCTAACTGATCCATCGTTTGGGCAACCACAGCACGTATTCGCCCCGATCGTTGTTGGTGCAGGGAGGTGGGCGAAGTCGCAAGGGCGACGGCGATTCATTAACGGCGTGACGCAATGCGGATGACCTCGGCTCCCGCTTTGAGCAGGTCGAGATGATCACCCCACGCCTGCATCATTCGTCTGCGCTCGGGCAGATATTCAGCGTGGACGTAGGCAGCCGTCACCTGATTGCGCTCGGCGTGCGCCATCTGGCGCTCTACAACGTCCCGGCCAAAGCCGAGTTCACGTAGAGCCGTGGCGGCGAGTCCGCGAAAGCCATGCCCCGTCATCCGCGACTTGTAGCCCATGCGATAGAGCGCGTAGAGCATGGTGTTGTTCGAAATGTGGCTGCGGCCTTGCACGCTGTAGAACACGAACCGGTGCTGGCCGTTGAGTGCACGGAGCTGGGCGAGCACATCGAGTGCCTGCCGCGATAGAGGCACGATGTGCGGGTCGCGCATCTTCATGCGCTCTGGAGGCACGCGCCATTCTGCGGCGGCTTCGTCAAACTCCGACCATTCCGCACGGATCATTTCCGTTGTCCGCACAAAGGTCAGCGCCATCAGGCGGAGCGCGAGCCGGGTAACTAGGTCGCCTTGGTAGGCGTCAATGTCGCGCATGAGCTGCGGGATCTCCGTCGCCTTGACGCGTGCCATGTGCTGTACGCCCGGACCTTTCTTCAAGACCGTCTGCGCGTCGATGTCGGCCGCCGGATTCCTGGAGCATCGCCCGGTCATGATTCCGTACTGGAAGACTGCGCGCGAGCGTTGGAGGATTCGCTTCGCCGTCTCGCGCACCCCGCGCGCCTCGACCTCGCGAACGATTCTGAGCATCTGCGGCGAGTCGATCTCCGCGATCGGGCGAGCACCGATCTTCGGGAACACGTCGACCTCAAGCGAATTCAGCACCTTCTCTGCGTAGCCGTCGCTCCAGCCCGGGCGCTGGGAGTCGAACCACTCGCGGGCTACCGCTTCGAATGAGTTGGCCGCCGCGATCTCGGCGGCCCGTCTTGCGTCCTTCTTCGCCTCGCCCGGATCGATGCCGGCCGCGATCTGCTCGCGGGCCTCGTCGCGCTTCTTCCGTGCCGTCGCAAGCGTGACGGCCGGATAGACGCCGAGGGCGAGCGTCTTCTGCTTGCCAAGGGAGCGGTAGGACAAGCGCCAGTACTTCGCGCCGTTCGGTTGGACGAGCAAGAACATCCCGTTGCCGTCCGTCAGTTTGTATGGCGCCGCGCTGGCCTTCGCGTTCCGCACCTGTATGTCAGTGAGAGGCATTGTTGGTATCTGTGTTGTTGGTATCTGCTGATACCAACAAAAATACCAACACTTTCTCTGGCTGTCACTGAGCAACCTTGGGTAACGACAGGAGCTAGAGGTCCGGCAGACGGGCTTGAGCGGGGAGTTTCTTGTGAATCTTGGGGGAGGTTTGGGGCTTGGCTGGTCCCCCCGACAGGAATCGAACCTGTATCTAGCGCTTAGGAGGCGCTTGTTCTATCCATTGAACTACGGGGAGCGGATAGTTTGAGCGGGATGGATCGAGCCTTTATGAATCAGGCTCTTAGCCTTGTCCCGCTTGCCTTTCTAGGATTTCTGTCCGCTCGCATATGATGCGAAATGACAGACCGCGAAGCATAGTTTAACGCCCCGCCTGCTACAATTCTGCTACAAACCGACCCTGTAGCAGCGTATGTGGATGACGCATTGCTACAGTCCACAAACGGGGTATTTCATGGCTTCGATCCTCAAGATCGGCGATCGCTGGCGGGCTCAGGTCCGCCGGCGGGGACAAAGTATATCAAAGACATTTCGAACAAAGGGCGCGGCTGAAGCATGGGCGCGCGAGATTGAAGGGGGAATCGACAAAGGTCAGGCTGCTGTCGACGAGCAGACGATCACGGTCGGTGAGCTGGTGCGCTTGTATCGAAACGCTCGGGATGACTCGGGGCGGTCGGTGGCCGAGAAGTCGAATGAAGACTACATGCTCAAGCGGCTGGAAAGTCACTTTGATGATGAAGTGGCGGCGAAGCTGTCGACCAAAAGGCTGGTCAAGTTTGCGCAGGAGCGCAAGAAAGAGGGGGCGGGGCAGTACACGATCGACATGGACATTTCCAAGCTCGGGACCGTCTATAAGCACATGGCTTCGCTTCTCGATCTGAGACTGCCACACGCGCCGAGCATCGCACGGCCGACGCTTGATCACCTACAGCTCATCGGTCCGGGGAAACACCGCGATCGTCGGCCGACGCGTGAAGAGATCGTGAAGATTTTCGAGTGGTTTGCCGAGCACCCGGAACGCGAGCAGGCGGTGCCGGACGTGATTTGCGTGGCGATGAAAAGCGCATTCAGGCGCGGTGAACTGTTCCGGTTGACGTGGTCAGATCTCGACGTCGAGCGCCGGCTCGCGCTCGTTCGCGATCGCAAGCACCCGCGCCAGAAGAAGGGCAACGACGAGTGGGTGCCGTTGATCGGCGACTCGCTCGAAGTATTGTTGCGTCAGCCGCGATATCCCGTAGCGCCCGAATATGAGGCGAAGCGCCGCGCTGATCCATCAATCGCGCCGCATCCGAATGAGTACATCTTCCGGTTCGACAAGAGCACCGCGAGCAAATACTTCAAGCTGGCGTGCGTCGACAAAGGCATCGTCGACCTTCGGCTGCACGATCTGCGGCACGAAGCGACGAGTGCGCTCTTCGAGGGCGGGTGGGATATTCCGGAAGTGGCCGCCGTTACCGGCCACAAGGATTGGCGCAACCTGAAGCGGTATACGAACCTGCGGCCGGATCAGGTTGCGAAGAAGGGACAGTTGAAGATGGTGAGCGAGGAATAACAGAAGGGGGCCAGACCCCTATCGCGGCCGCTTCTTGATCCAGCGCCCGGATCGCACGGCGCTCGCTCCCGGAAAAGGTACGCGGTGTGCTCGCTTTACCGCGCCTTGGCGCGGTGTTGCCCCGCTGCGATCGAAGAAAATGCCTTTCGAGCGGAGTCGGAGATTTGTCGTTTGCTTTGCTTTAGCGCTGCGACCTCTGATTTCCTCAGCGGTACGGAAGCCGACGAGGTATTGGGCTTCGTCGGCCGTGAGCGCAGTTGGCTCGATACGGAACGTTTCGCGGATAACATGGCCGAATTGCTCCTCTAGACGGCGCACGATTTTTCGTGCAGGAAACAGTTTACCAGACCGGCTCGCGTTCACCAGCACGACAGCGGCTATCACGTTTCCGCCGTTCCGGCGAATGTAATCGGATAGATCGCAAAGCGTGCCCCCGAGCGTCGTGACGTCGTCGACAAGAACATAGTTTCCGCCGCGCTGCACCGGCCCTTGAAAGCTGGCCCGTGCAATGAGGCGTTCCATCGCATCGGCTCCGGTGTGGTACACCTTCGTCGTCTGCACAATGTTCTCGTCGACTTCGCCGTACCCGATGCTCAGAGAAACCGCGAGTACCTGGGGGATCGCATTGTCTCCGCGAGCTTCCCGTGCGTGCGGGGCGACGAAGATCAGCGGCTCTGGCCAACCTTCCGCGAACGCGACATCCGCGACCTGCCGCTCAAGCGGCTCTGCGATTTCCGCGATCAGCTCAATTGCGGCGTATGAATCGCCAGCTTTGGCGTCGGGATACCGAGGATGGGCTTTAAGCTCAGTATCGTCCTGCCAAAGGAAGATCGGCTCGACCAAGGGGGCGGGGAACCCGAGCGTACGCATTGGCATGCCGCTCGGCGCGTGCTTTCCGAGCAGTGTCGATCGTGGTGCTTTCCGGTTGGGTTCCAAGCGTGACTGCCGGCGAAGGGTTGAGACGCCGGCAGTATAGCGTGGGGATGTTTGGCGGCTTGGCGTCATGCTCCAAAGTAACTTGGGGTTACGCGGCCATCCGTCGCGCTTCGGCGGACATTTGGTCGAGGTAGTCGGCAACGGCGTCATATGCTGCGAATCGACTGCCGCCTTCTTTGTACGTCGGGATCGGAAACGTCTCTGCGCTGATCTGATTGCGGATGGTTCCCTCCGACATCAGCAGTAGCTGCGCGAGCTGCGCTAACGTCATGCGCGGGCCGTACTTCTCAAGTATGTATGCGCGGGTCAGAAGGCTCATTTGCGTTCTCCCGCGCGAGCGCGGAGCCGATCGAGCCGTTCGAGTTCCGCGAGGATCAGTGCGGCGGCCTTGACGAGATTTCGACGCTGCGTTGTCGGCTTCCACCAATCGGTGGCCCAAGGCCATGGCGGCGGTGGATCGCCAGCGGGATATGCGAGCGTGTACATGGCATAGCATCCTGCTGCACAGGACATCTCGAGGTCGCCGCATTTGTCGTCGTGTTCCGGCGTCCAGCCTTCCTGCTCGATCTGGCGGCGGCGCTCGATGAGCACGTCGCGGGCAGCGTTGGTTAGTTGTATTGCGATCTGTGCGTCATTGCTGTCGTTTAGGAGCGATTCAAGCGCGGCCACATGCTGCTCGCCGGCCGGATGGCCGGCACATGCGCCGAGCGCGAATTCGATTGCCGCGTTCTGTTCGTGTGTCATCGCGATCGCGGCCGGGGGAGTGGGACTTGTGCGGTCGATCTCGCGCAGTAGCGCGGAACGATATTGTCGTATCGTCTGAAACGACATCGAGTATTCGTCGGCGGCGATGAGCCGTCTAAGTGTTGTGAGCGCTTGTGACGTTGCGCTGCCGGTTGGCTTATTGGGCTCGATTCTATTCAAAGCTTCTCGAAGCTCGGCCGCTCGCGCCGCTCGCGCGCGTATGTCTCGCGATCCTTCGGCCAGCGTGACATAGATCTCGTCATGGTTTTGCCGGTGCGTGTCGATCGTGAGGCGATAGAGCAGATCGCCTTCCTGCAACCAGTTCGGTGCGGTGTTCTGTTCGTCGTTCATGGTCATCCTCAATTCTGTTCGTGTGGTATCGCCCGGCCGAGCTGCATCAAACCCGTTTCGAGCGTGACGCCGGCGGCTGCGGCCCACGTGCGGGCGTCCTGCGCCGCTCTGTGCCGTGAGTAGCTGCCGGCATCGTCGGCCATCAGGTCGAGCAGTACGATGTCGGCCGAGTGCGAGACGTCGCTCACAAGGGCGCGGATCTCGATGCAAAGCGCGTCGAGGCGTGCGTGCATGCCCCTGCGGGCATCCGCAGGGGCTTCGTTTCTCTGGATTGCTTTTCGCCGCGCACGCGGCGTGTCGTTCTTCTGGATTGCCTTTGCGGGCGCGAGCCCGCGCACACGCTTTGAAACCGCATTGCCGTCGACGCTCGCCAGTGTGATAGCCGGGCGCTTGTTCGCGCGTTCCCGCTTTCGCGGCAGCGGACGTGGGGTAGAAAGGGCCGGGCGCGGGGTCATTGGGCTGCCTCCCGCGCCATTTCGGGCATCCAGTCGGGGTCGGGCATCGTGAACAGCTTGTCGAGCCACCGCCGAACGCCTGCCATTTCCTTCGCCTTCGAAGCGCTAGTGCTTTCGAGGGTGCGGGTGAGCACCTGAACCGCAGCCCGGATCGCTTCGACGCGCGTCCTGTACCGGCCGGGGGATTCGCCGTCGATGCGCTTGCATGGCGACGATCCGCCCGCGCTGTTGAAGGCGTACGAGAAACCGAACTCCCAATCGCCCTCTGCGATCTGCGCGAGCCGAATCTCGACGGACGCGCGCCCGGTGCGCTTCGAGATGGGCGCGGACAGGATTTCCGATGGCTCATACACGCCATGCTCGTTTGTCTTGGCGATCGGATACTTCGGCCGACGCGTCGGCACGGCATCGAGCAGGTCTTCGAAGCCCGTCAACGCGCGATGTACGCCTGCGATCGTGCCCGGCGACAACTTGCCGAAGCCCGGATCGTGCAACACGCTTTGCAGCGCTTGCAAAAATTGCTTTGCATGTTGCTCGCCAATCTTCCGTTGAGGCTCGGCGGCGGCCGTTGCCGCGACGCTCTTGGGCGACGCCGTGTGGAGATGCTTTTTCGTGACCTTCGTCTTGCCCGCGTCTTTCGCTTTCGACAGGCTCGAGACGATCCGCTCCAGCGTCCGTTCCGCGCCGTGCCGTCGTATCTGTTCGATCACGAGCGTGCCGGAGATGGAGCCGTCGCGGACAAACTGGTGAATCTCCGCAGGTGCCTGCTCGAGCAGGCCGACGTCGCGAATGGTTTGATCCGTAACGTTCAGGCGCTTGCAGATCGTTTTCGTGTCGAGGCCATGTACGTCGCGCAGTTCCGCGACGACCGTCGCGAGGTCGAGCGGAGACGCGCGCTTGCTTTCGTTGCTAACGTAGCCGTCGATCACCATCTCGGCGCGTTCAACCGTCTTCGCATCGCGCACGACGACCGGGATCTTACCGAGGTCCTTTCCCGCACGGATTGCGTTGCCAGCGGAGAGGTAGCGGTGTTGCCCCTTGTAGACGTAGATCAGGTCCTTTCCGTCGACTTTCCGGACGTAGCAATGGAGCGGTTGACTCCTGTCGTAGCCGTTGGCGATCATCAGCGCGGTGAGGTGCGACACCCACTGTTGATCGACGGGGCGCACGTTGTCACGTGGATCGTAGTGGAGCTGTTCGTACGGCACCATCCAGAGATCCGCCGATGTCGCGCCCGCCGCCGCAGCGGCGGCCTTCGCATTGCCGGTGACGATCGGCTCGACGAGCGCGAGCGGTTGGGTGCGGGCGTCCATTACTCGGACTCCTGCGGTCGGAGACTGTGAGCGAGTCCCATTGAGCAGTCGAGGATCAGGCGCGACTGCGTTTTCGGTCGCCGAAGCAGGAGATTCGAGCAATTCGGAGCGATATCAATGCGCTCGACGATCCAGCCGAGCGCGAGAAACGCGCGGATGGCGCGATCGGCCGTCGCGTTGAAAATCCCCGCGCGAACTCGGAGCGCCCATTTTGCCCGGCCGCTGTAGCGGTATTCGTCGGGTGCGCGGCAGTCTTCGAGGTACATCGAGTAGCCGTCAACGGCAATGTAAACGCCGGTTTCAGCGACCAACGCAAGGTCGCGCTCGATCGCTCGGATGTGCTTCTCGGCCTTCTTGAGTTGAGCGAGACGACGCGCATGAATGGCATTCGCGTGAGCGACGATCTCGTTATACGACGTCGGATGCTTGTAGGTCGTCATGCGCTTCACGCGGTCCTCCGGTTCTGGATCATCAGTTCGAGTCGCGACACTTCGAGGTCGATGCTCTGGCGGAACAGGCGCAGGAATCGCAACGTGCGGGTATCCGACCCAAGCAGCGAGTCGACGGAAATCTCAAGCGAGCGGAGATGCGGGAACGAGACGGCGACGTGACGTTCCGCGTTTCGCGTGACGATCGTGTGGAGTTCGGGGCGCGTGTGCGCGGATCCGGCGGGCACGGCGGATCGCGACGCATGTCGAGGCGCGAGTGCGCTGCCGGCATCGTTCGAATAGGTGCCGTCCGCCTGCTTGCAGGGCACCGACAGCGGCGGGGCCGCGTCCGATCCCGTCAGCCAGTACAGGAAACGCAGGTCGTGCGGGCGCGGTTGGCGGCGCAGCCATCCGCCCCGCGCGAGCTTGTCGATGCATTGCGCAGCCGCGCCCGGCATGTCGGCGAAATGGGTCGTGCACACCTCGTCGGACGTCATCGCGTGCGTGGCGTGCCTGAACACGGTCAGAATTCGAGCCGTCAAGTCGGCCCGTTGAGCGGGCGTGAGGTCGACGTATGGATTGAGTCGGCGCGGAGCCGCGTTCGGGAGGGCGTTGTCGATCACGATGCCTCCCTGATCCTGAACGCGCGCGGCTTCTGCGGGCGGGAGTGCTTTTCCGGCTCGGCGTGTGTCGCGGCGCGAAGGCGCTTGATCGCGTCCGCACACGTGGATTCGTCCGGAATCGAGATCTGCTTCGCGGCAATGGTGTTGCCGTCCATGATCAGGTACTCGATATAGACGCCGTCTACGAGTGGCCGGCGCATGACGACATGCTTGCCGATGAGGATCGGCGACGTTGGAAGCTGGCGATCGCGTTCGTAACGGGCGACGGTCCGGGGCGACAGCGTGTCCCGGCGCGGGATGCCCGCGTGCTGTGCAGCGTTGATTCTGTGCATGGCTTCATCTCCTTTACGCCGAGTGCGCAAGCTGTCCTCGGCGCGTGAGCGTCAGACGTTGGCGTGGAAGGTGGCGGGCTTGTCGGCGACGGGGCCGTTATCCAGCACGTTCGCCGCGATGATCAGGGCGGCGGCGGCAAAGACGCACTTGAACAGCAGCGACTTTTCCAAGTTGCTTTGGCGGGCGGGTTCGGAGGGCGTAACGCGCGGGGCTTGTTCGTCACGGAGCCAGTTCCGGCGGGCCTCAGCGTGAAGATCGGTCGGCTTCATGGGGTAAATCTCCGGTTGAGCGTCATGTGACGCGACAGTCGGAGTATCCATTAATGGAAAATGCCCTGTCAATCCATAAATGGATAAATGCTCCCAGAATAATCCCCGCCGGGTTAGGCGGGGGCGCGCTATCGGGAGTTTCGTGGGGTCAGCAGCAGGGTTGCGGCGTGGCAGGTAAGGACTAGCGCCGCATCAAGCCACGCTGAGGTGTTTAGGTATGCTGCGGCTGCAATTCCGATCGTCGCGGTTGCGAGGATGCTGGCGGTTCCGCGTTGGCGGGCGAGCCGGTGTGAACGCTGATTCCGCGCGTATTCGATGCGCTCAGCCAATTGATGTGCGCCGGCCAAAACGTCTTCTGCGGTATCGGCGTCTACGCCTTTGGCGGAGATGGCGATTGTGCCGTCCTCGCGTAGAAGCACGGCAGCGGCGGCCACTGCGGGCGATCGATCGTGGCGCGCTACCAAATCGTGCAGAAACGCGCGGATGGCAGCCTGCCGAGTTCGTCTTCGTATCGTGGGCAGTTCGTAGACGTTATCGGTTTCGCGTTTTGGTCCCTCGGATGCGGGTTTTGTGGTTTTGTTCATCGCTCAACAATTCGTTCGATAATGGGCGTTGAGCGGCGGCTGACGCGCGCCTCTTCGATCCCGGCGTGGCCGGAATAACTTCTTCGATGGTCGTCGACCCGTCTTCCTCGGTGGTTGTGGCGGTGGTCTGACTCAGAACAAACTCGATATATCGCTCGATTGCCTTCTTCTCCGTCTCCGGGAGTTGGGCGTAGCGGACGCGATCGTAGTGAATTACCGATGCATCGTTCGCGTCGTCGATCAGCAGATCGGTAGGGGATATGCCGATCGCGTTAGCGAGAGATTCCACCACGCGCATCTGCGTGTCTACCTTCCCGGACAGGACTCGATTGACCGAGCTTTGGGAAATTCCGGCGCGCTTGGCGACCTTTTCTTGCTTGTCCACGTGCGGGTAGTGATCCATGTACCACCGCAGCTTGCGGGCCAAGATCATCCGAAGCGATGACTTCGTGGGCGGCGTTTTCATGCCGACATCTTGCCGAATTTGGATACCCATTGGCGGATGGTTTGCCTTGCGCGTCAGTTGAATGAAATTCCTTAAATGGATAAACTCGCGGCTGGCCATTGTGATTGGGGGGCGTTATGGAGACCGGAAGCGAGCCGATTCTTACTGCCGTGCTGCGGCATCTCGACGCGGCAAAGGGCGATTGGCCGGCAATTGCGAAGCAAAGCGGCGTGCCGTATCAAACCCTCGCGAAGATTGGTGGACGGGTCGTCTCCGACCCTCGCGTCTCGACCGTTCAGGCGCTTCTCGACTGCCTTGGAAAGCGGTGCGCTGGACAGCGTTCCTACAGTTCCGCCGCCGAGTGAGCCGATAGGCCCCTCGCGGGACAGAGCGAATCGTACGCCTCCCCCTCGAGCAGCAAAAGATTGAAAACGACCGACCACCAATAGTTCAATGACCTGCAGATACGACAGCACCGAATGGCTGGACGTGCTCTATACGTCCGTGCGCAACACGCCCGGCGGCGTAGCCGACGCCGCCAATCATCTGACGAACCGCCGAGGCAAGGGCATCACGCCGGAGTCGCTTCGTCTGCGCCTGCGCGGCGTCGGCGATAGCCGCCTCTCGATGGAGATGTTCGAGTTGCTGATCGAATGGATGCAGGAGAAGAGCGAAGCCGAGGCGCACGCGCTCGATGCATTGCATGCGCTCAACGCTCGTTTCGGGCTTGTCGCGGAGCGCGTCGACGATCACCACGCGGTCGACGGCCATGAACCGGGAACGATGCATCTCGTGACGACGACGCTCCACTTGCAGGCGCACGTGGGGAAGGTCGCCGACGACGTGACGCGCGCGCTCGAAGATCAGCGCATCGACGATCGCGAAGCCGAGCAGATCATCGCGACCGGCCGCAAGGGGCAGCGCCTGTTCCAGCGGCTGATCCATGCCGCCCGTAACCTTGCTGCCCGCCGGCGTCGCTGACATGCAGCGATTCATGCCCGGCATGGGTTGCTGCCGCGTTGCGCGCGAGCAGGTGCAGCTGTGTTGCGAACGCCCGTATCAGCTCGCATGCGGCATTGCTGCGCTCGCGTACCGGATCGAAGTCGCTCCGGAGCAGGCCGGCCGATTATTCGTCTCCCTGATCTCGACTTTCCCCGATCGCGTTGCGCTGTTCATCGAACGCGCCGCGTTGTCCTGCGCGGCGCTGCCGACGAAGGGCGAGCGCCACGCGTTCCGAAATCAAATCCTGGGCCGTCTCAGTGCGGCGGATCTCGCGATGTTCGATGAATTGATGTCAGCCGAATGGCATCGCCTGCGTGCCAAACGGATTACTGGAGGTGCGAATTGAATACGAGCGAAACAAGCGGCGGCTTGCGTCGCCGAGCATCCCGCTACCGGATCTCGCCGGCAGGGCAACAGACCTACATCGCTGGGCGGGCGCGTTGGCGGAACTACTCGCATCAGTTGGCGCACGATCGTCGCATGGCTGAACTGGCCGGCATGTACGTATCCGACGCGCGGTGACGGACGGGAGGCAGCGGTGGAAAAGGATCACAACGCATACAGGAGGGTTTATGCAAAAGGGTATTTCGACGGTCTCAAAGCGGCGGGGGCAGGCATGAACCCCGGCCGTCAGCAATCCATTCTGCGTGGCATGCCGTCCGTCGCGCAGAAGGTCTTCGAGTTCGTGCCGATTCAAGAATCGTGGACGACCAAGCAGATCGTGGCGCAGGTGAAAGCCACGACCAAGGCGCAAATCGATTCGCGAACGGCGGACAACTGCCTTGCGCGGTTGAGAGATGCCGGGCTCGTCCGCGAGGTGACGCGTGGCGAATTTCGACGCGTCCGGCTCACGACGTCGTGCGCCTCGGCCGATACGGCCGATGAGGAAGAACCGGACACTCGCGCGCTCGTGAGTGAAGCGCTGGGCAAGCGCGACAGTAGTGCATCGCCGATTGATTTGCTGTCGGGCATCGCGAACCGTCTGACAGCGACCGTGGAATCGATACGCGAGATCGCCGTCGAGATCGAAACCGCCGCGCTCGTGATCGAGGAGCAGCAGGCGGCGAACGGGCGCGAGGCCGACAAGCTGCGCCAGTTGCAAGCGCTGCTCAAGACACTGTAGCGACGCGACCCAAGTCGCTTTGCGTTCGCCGCATCGCATCTTTCCCCCATTTCTTTCCCCTCGCCGTGCGTTCGGATTCGCGCGCGCGAGGGACTGTTTTCAAGAGGTGAATATTCCTTATGTCGACGCTCGATCAAATCGTTCAGCAGCTCCGTAACGCCGATCATCCGGAACTGCCGTCCGGCCATCCGGTCGCGGATGGCAAGCATCATCGCTACGGCCCGCGCAAGAAGTACTGGTATCAGTTGCGCGAGGTCGTCAGCAAGGGGGCGGTGATCGGCTATACGGGCACGTTCGGTCACTTCTCCGGCGACGATCCGGGCACGGAGCGATTCCAGTGGAACGGTGCGCCGCTGAGCGAGGAAGCGCTCGCCGAGACGCGTCGCCGCCAAGAGGCCGCCGAGCGGGCGGAAGCGGAACGCGCGGCGCGTGCGGCACGCATGGCCGCGAACCGCGCGTGCGACCAATGGGCGCGCGCGAGCGAACAAGGCGCGTCGGCCTATCTGGAACGCAAGCAGGTGACGGCCGAAGGCGTGCGGTTCGATTCGGACGGCACGATCTTCGTGCCCATGTATCAGTACGGCGACGAGGCGCGGCTCGTGGGGCTTCAGAAGATCACGCCGGAAGGCGCGAAACGCTTCAACAAAGGCATGGAGAAGAAGGGCGCGGCCTGCCTGCTCGGCGAAGTGAAGGCGGACGATCAACTCGTGATGATCGCCGAGGGCTATGCGACCGGCCGCTCGGTGCGCATGGCGACGGCCGAAGCGTTCGCGCTTTGCGTCTGCTTCGATGCGGGGGGGATCCTGTCGACTGCCCGCTATCTGCGCGACGCACATCCGAACACGCACGTGCTGATCTGCGCGGACGACGACTGGAAGATCGAGCAACGGATGCGCGACTGGCTCGCGGAGGAATTCGACTTCCGGGGCGAGCTGCCGTTCGATGTCGCGCCGACCCGGATCGGGGCGAAGAAGACGTGGTACATGGTCGCCGCGCACCGCCGCGTCGACGACAACGGCGTGGCCTACGTCGAGGTGACGTACGGTAACGACGTCCTGCCGCAGCGGCGCAAGCGCTTCGAGAATGCCGGCCTGAAACGGGCATACGAAGCGGCCGCCGAGGTCGACGGCGTCAGCGTCGTCTATCCGACGTTCGCCGATCGCGGCGAGCGCAAGCTTACCGACTTCAACGATCTGCACGTCGAGGAAGGGTTGGAGGCGGTCACGCGGCAGGTGCAGGCGGCGATCCTGTCGGTCCTCGCGCCAGCAAGCGAAGACGTTCGCACGGCCGCCGTCGATGCCGAACGACCGACGCCGGCCGCGGCGTCCGCTGCCGCAGGACAGGCGGAATGGGATGGACGCGAGGCTGAGAATGGCGCGCACACGTGGGAGCGGGATCTCGCGCGGTCGGACAAGGGCACGCTGCTGCCGACGCTCGGCAACGTGCACCTGATCCTGTCGAATCACAAGGCGTGGCGGGGCGTGATCGAGCAGGACGATTTCGGCGGTCGCGTGATGAAGCGCAAGGCCCCGCCGTTCCCGCAGGGCGCCGTGGGCGAATGGACTGACATGGACGATCAGCGCTGCGTGCTCTGGTTGTCGCAGCGGTACGGCATTTCGGTGCGCACCGATATCGTGATGAACGCGGTGCTGCTGGTCGCGGATGCGACGCACTTTCACGATGTTCGCGAATACCTCGGGCGGCTGGAATGGGATGGCGTGCCGCGCGTGCGCTCGATGCCGTCGACGTATCTGCGCGTGGCCGACAGCGAGTATGTGCAGTTGGCCTTCATGAAATGGATGATCGCGGCCGTCGCGCGCGTGATGCAGCCGGGCTGCAAGGTCGATAACGTGCTGATCCTCGAAGGCAAGCAGGGCGCACGCAAGTCGACTGCGCTGAAGGTGCTGGCCGGCGGACAATGGTTCACCGACACGCCGATCCAGATCGGCAACAAGGACACCTACGCGGTGATGGCGGGCAAATGGGTGATCGAGCTGGCCGAGCTGGATTCGTTGAACAAAGCGGACTCGTCGGCGGTCAAGAGCTTCTTCGCGACGGCCGTCGACCGGTTCCGGAACTTCTACGGCAAGCGCGCGACGGACGTGCCGCGTCAGTGCGTGTTCGCGGGTTCCGTCAACTTCGATACGTACCTCAAGGATGAGTCGGGCAACCGGCGTTACTGGCCGTTGCGCGTGGGCGGCTTGGTCGATATCGACGGCATCGCGCGCGTGCGCGATCAGTTGTGGGCCGAAGCTGTCCACCTGTACCGCTCGGGCGTCGTGTGGCACGTGACGGAGCAGGAGCGCCCGCTGTTCGAGATCGAGCAGGCCGAGCGGTACGAAGGCGACGTGTACGAGGACAAGATCGCGAAGGCGCTGGAATACGTGTCGCACACGACGATGGAGACGATCCTCGCGGACATCCTGAAGCTCGACACGTCGAAATGGACGCTTGCGGAACAGCGCCGTATCGGCAAGGCGCTGAAATCCCTCGGGTGGGTGCGCAAGCGTGAGTCGACGGGTTCGCGCGGCTGGTACTACGTGCGTGAGGAGCAGGAGCCGGAAGCGGCGCTCGAAGCGGTCGCGGCAGGCGATGACGACAGCCCGCTTTGATCAGGATCGGCGCGCCGCGATGCTGTTCGCGGCGCGCCGCGTTGCCCGCTTTGGCGCGCCGTGGACGTCCCGTGTCCCAGCGTCCCAAAGCACGGCTTCGTGTGCGGGTGCGGGCGCGCGACATGCGCGACGTGAGCGGCGCATGTCGCAGGCGCGCGCGCCCCTGCAAGCCTTTTCCCTTGGGACATTGGGACGTTAGGACGTTAAGGAGAAAGCGATGATGGATCTGATGGAGCGGGCGGGAATCGCGATGAGCGTGCGTGGTCAGTTCACCGACCCGATTGCCGATCCGAAAGTTACTTTGGGTGCGCTCGCCTTTGCGAACGATCTCGGTCGCTCGCTGTTCCGCATCAAGGCCGGGCAGCAAGTGACGCGGGAATCGATCCGGCACGCGACGCTGCTGCTCGCGCAGATGATTCGAACGTCGGGGCGATTCAAGCGCTCGCGGTTTACCGGTCTGAAGCGCGATGAGCGTCGCGACCAACGCGCGGGGCACTCCGTCGAGCGGGCGAAGGTGGATATCATTGAGCGTTTCGCGCTTCGCTTGCTCGATGAGTGGGTCAATGATCAGTGCATGCGCTGCGAAGGTCGCGGTGTCGTGCGGACAGGCGGGCGGTACATCTGCCCCGACTGTGCGGGGTCGGGGCGTCGACCGATCGACGATGCAGCACGCGCGCACGCGCTCGGCATTCCGCTTGATGAGTATCGGCGTCACTGGTCGCGACGCTTTCATGACATGCTCGCGCTCCTCGACAACGTGAAGGGTTCAACGTTCGACACAATGAGTCGACAATTGCGAGGATGAACGGACTTCCATTTCAAGAGTGAATGCCGTAAACTTCGGTCATCCTTTACCGCATCACTGGATGATCGCTGGCACCGCGCGTTAGTCGTGCAAACCTCTCGGGACATAAGAACAAACAGTGGAGCCCGTTAGGTCGTGTGGGGGCGCTCGTCCCTACGAAATGAATTCCAAAGCCCTGAGTGCGAAAGCCCTCGGGGCTTTTTGCATTGGGGCGCTGAAATGCGAAGCGAGTCGGCGAACGGTGGGGCGGGCGAGGTCTGGTCGGCATGGGATGAAGATCGAAGCGTTGGGCGCATTACCGCGCGCGGCTTCCTGTTAGACGACACGATGGACCGTATTGTGTGGGCGCTGGATCGAGCGGCCGAGCGCGGGGTCGCCGATCTCGCGGCTATGTCCGCGGGTACTTAAAAAAGTCAGCTATTTGCATTGGAGAATCGATATGCGAGTTGAAGTGCGCGACGGTTCAGGTGATCTCATCTGGGCTTTCTGGGCGGACGGGTCCGGCAAGGGGGGGCTGACGAGCCGGTCGTATTTCGCAAAGGACATACAGAAACAAGTCGTTGGCATTCTCAGTGACGCTTGCGTGCAGGCATGCAGTGAACTACCTGACGATGGATTGCGCGAGCACGTCGCGGCGCTGTTTAGTGGATTCATCAATGAGCATGTGAACAGCGCGACTGGCGATTCGGCAAATCTGATTGATGATGCACTTCGCGAGCATGAGGCACGGGCGCAAGCGGGATCGGTGGCGGCCTCGGCGGTACGCTGGATCAGAGGCGTCGTACACGTGCGCGGGCAAGATGATGGTATCCACGTTGTCGTCGGCATGGAGGGAGGCAACGTGGATGGTACGGCCGTGGCAGAAGCACTCTCGCGAGTCGGTGCGAGCGCGGTTGCCACTGTCGGGTCTCCGTATTGAGTGGTTGATGTCGAGCGGTTTTCTCACGGCTCACGGTCTGGACGTGCGCAGGGAGGGTCGATGTCGGTCACGGTGCGAAGCCCTTGCACTTGGGCGATGCGCCGCCGAGGTTGCGGCCGGCTTGATCCTCCGGGGACCCTCCGTGGAAGCCAACACGCGGGGGTGCGCACCCGCGCTTTTTCTCTACTGGTGAATGACCTAGGGGGGTCATATTCATGCCAACGCAACAGCAAATCGCCGAGCATCTCGATCTCGATCAGTCGGCCGTTTCGCGGTTCGTCGACAAGGTCGGGCTCGATTATCGCTCGGCCACGATCGACCAGATCCGGATTGCCTACGTCCGGCACCTGCGCGAAATGGCGGCAGGGCGTGCCAGCGAATCGGGCATTGATCTGGTCGCCGAACGCGCAATGACCGAGCGCGTCGATCGCGAAATCAAACTGCTGACGCTGGCCGAAAAGAAAGGGCAATTGGTCAACGCCGCGCAGCTTGAGCAGGCATATGGCCAGATGGTGGGTGCCTTTCAGACGGAATTGCTCGCGCTATCCGACAAGCTGGTTCAGGAACTGCGCGCGCTGTATGACGTTGAAATTGACCTCGAATGGTTGAACGAGCATATGTATGGGTGTCTTGAACAGCTTTCTGGATACGACCCAGACGGTTCGGGCGGTGATTCGGCGAATCGTGCAGCTACTGCGTCCGCCGGAGAAGATCGGGACGACGGACTGGGCGCGCAAGCATCGCCGGATGAGCGCGAAGGCGACGGCGAGTCCTGGCCGCTATAACCCGAACATCACGCCGTGGGTGTTCGGGATGCACGCGGCGCTCGACGATCCGCGCGTGCAGAAGGTCGTGTGCATGAAGTCGGCGCAGGTCGCGTGGACGGATGGGGTGCTGCTGAACTACATCGGCCGGCGGATCGACGTCGACCCGTGCCCGATGATCGTCATGTTCGCGAAAGAGAAGTCGGCGAAGAAGTTCAACATGGAGAAGTTCGAGCCGATGGTCGAGGTGACGCCGCGCCTGTCGGCGAAGCTGCCCGTGCATGCGAGCCGCGACAAGAACAACCTGTGGGATCACAAGACGTTCCCGCGCGGCTTCCTGAAGTTCATCACGTCGAACGCGCCGGACGACGTCAAGTCGACGCCCGCGCCCGTAGTCGCGGTCGAGGAGCCGGACGACGCGAACCAGAACGTGCGCGAGCAGGGCGATTCGATCACGCTGCTCGAAGAGCGGAACAAGAGCTACTCGGACAGCCGCCGCAAGGTGATTTTCGGCGGCACGCCGACCGTCGACGGCTTCTCACGCATTCAGCAGGCATACGAGGCATCGGATCAGCGCGTCTATCTGGTGCCGTGCCCCGACTGCGGCGGAGAGCACGAACTGGTGTGGGAAAACGTCACGTGGACCGACGACGCGGAGATCGCGCACGAGGTGTACGGCCGCGCCCGCCCCGAGTCGGCGCGGTACACGTGCCCGCACTGCGGCTCGTTGTGGGACGACTCGATGCGGATTCGCGCGGTGCGCCGGGGGCGGTGGGTTGCGACGGCCCCGTTTCACGGCGTGGCCGGATTCCGGCTCAACGAGCTGGTATCGCCGTTCCCCGGCTCACGCATGGCCGAGCTGGTGAAGAAGTGGCTGACGGCGGAAAAAGCCCTTCGCGCGGGCGACGACACGAAAATGCGCTCGTTCGTGAACAACTCGAAGGGCCGGCCGTACAAGTACAAAACCGATCTGCCCGAGATCGACGCGCTCGCCGAGCGCGCCTTGCCGTATCCTGCGTTCGTGGTGCCGGCGGGCGGTCTGCTGCTGACGCTCGGCGTCGACGTGCAGCATGATCGCCTCGCGATCGTGTTGCGCGCGTGGGGGCGTGGCGAGGAAAGCTGGCTGGTCGTATGGGACGAGATCTTCGGCAACGTAATGGACCAACGCGAGGACCCGTTGACGGGCGGCGTATGGGGCGCGCTCACGACGCTGATCACCCACGCGTACCGGCATGAAACAGGCGGCCTGCTGCGGGTACGGGCGACATCGATCGACTCGTCGGACGGCTCGACGTCGGACGCGGTTTACAAGTACGTGCGCGCGGCGCAGCGGCGGGGCTTGAACGTCTTGGCGATCAAGGGCAGCACGGATGCGAATGCGGAGATTTTCAGCACGCCGCGCGCGTCGGTCGACTCGACGCGGAACAACAGCAAGGCGGCGAAGTACGGGTTGCGGCCGTATATGGTCGGTGTCAGCAAGGCCAAGGATCTGATCCTCGACAACCGGCTCAAGCTGGAAGGCGACGGCCCCGGACGCATGCACTGGTATCGCGACGTCCGGTTCGATTATCTGTCGCAACTGACGGCCGAGGTGAAGGTGCCCGCACGCATCGGCACCAAGCGCGTCTGGCAGAAGAAGGCCGGCGCGCGAAACGAGGCGCTCGACTGCGAGGCGTATGCGTTGCATGCGGCGCGCAGCGTCAAGACGCATCTGATGACGGAACTGCACTGGCAGGTTGAGCAGCAGCGCCTGTCGCAGGTGTCGCTGTTCGAGGCGGTGCCGGTGCTCGACGCGTTGCCGTCGGCGCTGCCGGTCGAGGTGCTGCCGGATCCGCCGGACGATCATGGTACGGACACCGCACCGCCACCGCAGCAAGCCGCACAACCCATCGAAACCCCGCCACCGAGCGGGGTTTCGCGCATTCAGGGGCGTCGCGTCGGCCGTTCGGCCTACCTGACGCGTCGCTAGGAGAAAGCCGATGGCTTACACAAGGCAGGATCTGGATCGCATCCAGTCCGCGATCGCGAAGGGCGAGCTCGAAGTGCAGTACGCGGATCGCCGCGTGAAGTATCGCTCGATCCTGGAGCTTCGCGAGGCGCAAACCGAGATCATTCGTGCGCTCGACGGCGCGAGCGGGCGCTCGCGCATCGTTCGGCTGCGGCACGCCGGCAAGGGGGTTCGATGAGCCGCGCGTATCCGATGCTCGCGCGACGCGGGTTCGTGGTGCCGACGCGGCTGAAGGCGGCGGCGTACGAATCGGCGAGCACGGGCGGCGCTCGCGCACGGTCGTGGAAGGCGTCGAGTGCCGGACCGAACGCGGCGGCCGCGCAAAACCTGCCGCTGATGCGGCATCGGGCGCGCGACGCGATCCGAAACGACCCATGGGCGAAGGCCGCGATCACGCGGCTCGTGTCGAACACGATCGGTTCCGGCATACAGGCGCATCCGCGACATCCCGACGAGGCGATGCGAAACGCGCAAAAGCAGCTTTGGGAAGACAGCACCGAGGAGATCGACGCGGACGGGCTGTTCGACATGGCGGGTTTGCAGACGCTCGCTGCTCGCGCGTTCTTCAGCGACGGCGAGGTGCTCGTGCGGCGGCGGCTGCGCAGCTGGCACGATGGCTTGGCCGTGCCGTTGCAGGTGCAGTTGCTCGAAGCCGATCATCTGCCGGTGAGCAAGAACGAACGCCTGCCGCGCGGGGAGATCGTCAACGGCGTCGAGTTCGACGACGACGGACGGCGCATTGCCTATCACCTGTTGACGCGACATCCCGGCGAGTATGGACGGCAGGCCGGCGACAGCACGCGGACGGTGCGGGTGCCGGCCGACGAGATCGCGCACGTGTTCCTCGCACTGCGGCCGGGACAGGTGCGCGGCGTGCCTGAGCTGTCGACGGTGCTGCTGCGGCTGCATTCGCTCGACAACTTCGACGACGCGGTGTTGTTCCGGCAAGAGGTCAGCAACCTGTTCGCGGGCTTCATCACGAAGCCGCACGCGGAGCTTGGGCCGATGGGCGATCCCGTTTCGGGCGCGCCGATGCGATACGACGACGACGGGTTTTCGCCGGTCGTGTCGCTCGAACCCGGCGGCATGCAGGAGCTTGCGCCCGGTGAGGAGGTGAGATTTTCGGAGCCGCCGGGCGCGGGCAACGACTATGTGCCGTTCATGCGCCAGCAGCTCATGGCGTCGGCCGCTTCGGTGGGCATGCCTTACGAAGTGCTCACGGGCGATCTGCGGGACGTCAGCGACCGCGTGCTGCGCGTGATCCTCAACGAATTTCGCCGCAGCGTCGAACAGATTCAGTGGAACGTGTTCATTCACCAGTTCTGCCGCAAGGTGTGGCGCTGGTGGGTCGACGCGTGCGCGCTGTCGGGCGCGATGCCGATGCCGAACTACTTCCGCCGGCGTCGCGATTATCTGCGCGTGCGTTGGGTGCCGCAGGGCTGGCCGTACATCCACCCGGTGCAGGACGTCACCGCGAAGCGCATGGAGATCCGCGCGGGCCTCGCGAGCCGCACGGGCGCAGTGCTCGCGCGCGGCGACGATCCCGAGCAGGTCGACGCGGAAAACGCGGCGGATCTCGCGCGCGAGCAACGGCTCGGCCTGCGTTACGACACGCAGCTCGCGATTGAAGACGGAAACGGCAGTGTTTTGAAAGAGGACGGGGAATGAAACGAAACCGCAAGTGGTGGGACATCCGCGCGCAGGCGCAGGCGGGCGGCGGCAAGGTCGCCGAGATCCGGATCTATAGCGACATCGGATTCTGGGGCACCGACGCGCAGAACTTCGTGTCGCAGCTCGATGCCGTTGCGGCCGACGCATCGTCGATCACGGTCGCGATCAATTCGATGGGCGGCGACGTGTTCGACGCGTTCGCAATCTACAACGCGTTGCGCCGCTACGCCGGCAAGGTGAAGGGGCGCGTCGACGGCATCGCGGCGTCGGCCGCATCGCTGGTGCTGATGGCGTGCGACGAGATCGAGATGCCCGAGAACGCGCTGCTGATGATCCACCATCCGCATACGGTCGCGGCCGGCGAATCGAAGGATCTGCGCCGCGTCGCCGAGCTGCTCGACAACGCGAGCGCCGGCATTCTGGCGGCGTACGCACAGCGCAGCGGCCTGTCCGAAGACGACGTGCGGGCCATGATGGACGCCGAGACGTGGCTGACGGCCGCGCAGGCCAAGGAGAAGGGTTTCTGCGACGTGATCGAGGCCCCGGTCAAGCTCGCGGCGTCCGCGGGCACTGCGCCGCTTCTCGCACGTTTCTCGGCCGTGCCCGAGCAGGTTGTGGCGCTGCTCGACGCGGTTGACGAACCGGACGCGGATTCGACCGTTCCGCCGGAGAACACGCCGACCGATCCGACGCCGGATCCCGAGCCGGAGCCGCCATCTCAGATGCCCGATGTCACGGCACTCGCTGCGCACGTGTTCAATTCGCTGCGGGAAGCCAATCTCGCGGCATGCGCCGAAGGCGTGATCGCGGCGACCGGTCTGCGTGATCGCGAGACGGTCGATCGCGCGATCCGCAACGCAACCGATATCGCGGGGATCTGCCTCGCGGCGAACCAGACGAATCTGACCGCGCAATACGTCGCGGACGGTCTGACGCCCGATCAGGTGCGCGCGCGGCTGTTCGAGCGCCTCACGGCATCGAGCGCCCGTATCAACAGCCGGCCCGATCCGGCGCAGCAGCAGACGCAACCGCAGGCACGCGGCCGCACGTTGCGCACGTCCGACATCTACGCGGCCCGCCGCGTGGCCAAGTAACTTTTCATCGCCGAAGGGAGCGCTGAATGTCCAACATCCAAACCATGGGCGCGTTGCCCGCCGAATTCCTGATCTCGGAGGGGCCGGGCCAGATCTCGCGCGATGCGATTCTCGTCGCGGCCGGTCCGGCGTTGCCGGCGGGCTGCGTGCTCGGCACGATCGGGACCGGCGAATACGCGCCGTACGACAACGCCGCGACGACCGGCGCGGAGGTCGCCGTCGGCATCCTCTACGCGCCGTTGCCGGCGTCCGACAAACCGCGCCAGGCGGTTGCGATCAAGCGGCTCGCCGAAGTCGACGCACGCCTGCTCGCGGGGCTCGACGCGCCCGCGCGCGACGACTTGGCCGCGCATCACATCGTCATCCGCTGATCGCAGCGAATTCCCTGATTCCGAAGCCGCGCCGATGCGCGGCTTTTTCATTTCCGGAGTGCATATGGCAGACATCGCTATCTTCAACGACGACGCATTCTCGCTGTCGTCCATGACCGCCGCAATCAACGAGCAGCCGCACGTGCCGGGCCGGCTCGGCGAGGCGGGCCTGTTCGACGAGGAAGGCATCACGACGACGACGGTGCAGATCGAGCGCGACGGCGACACGCTCGCGCTCGTGCAGTCCGGCGTGCGCGGTCAGCCCGCGCCGAACGTGCTGGGCAGCAAGCCGAGCCTGATTCCGTTCAACACGGTCCATCTGCCGCAGCGCGCGGTCATCAAGGCGGACGAGATCCAGAATCTGCGCGCGTTCGGCGACGATTCGGAACTGGAGACGGTCCAGCGCTACGTCGACAAGCGGCTCGCGAAGATGCGCCGCCAGCTCGAAGCGACGCACGAGTACCACCGCCTCGGCGCGGTGCGCGGCGTGATCCTCGACGCGGACGGCAAGCATGTCGTCGCGAACCTGCTCGACCGCTTCGGCATCGAGCAGCAGGTGATCGAATACGAACTGTCGAATGCGAAGACCGAGATCCGGATCAAGAACGAGGACACGCTCGAAGCGATCGAGGATGCGCTCGGCAACGTGCCGTTTTCGAGCGTGCGTGCGTTCTGCGGGCGTAACTTTTGGCGCAAGCTGCTGACGCTGCCGACCGTGAAAGAGACGTTCCTCAACACGGCGGCAGCGGCGGCGCTGCGCGGCGATCCGCGCGGCGCGATCGAGCTCGACGGCATCGTGTTCGAGCGTTACCGGGGCAAGATCGGCGGCATCCCGTTCGTCGGCGACGACGAGGCGTATGCGGTGCCCGAAGGCGTGCCGGATCTGTTCATCTCGCGCTTCGCGCCCGGCGATTACGTCGACGCGGTGAACACGATCGGGCTGCCGTACTACGCACGGCAGGAAATCATGCCGTTCAACAAGGGCGTCGAGATCGAGGCGCAGTCGAACCCGATCCATCTGTGTACGCGCCCGCGCGCGTGCATTCGTCTGAAGGCGTGACGCATGGCGTTCCACGATCTGATGACGGACGTCGACGCGGCCGTGCTGCGGGATCTGGGCGACGACGATGTCTTCGTCGACGGCCGGCCCGTGCGCGGCATGTTCAATGCGCCGTGGCTCGGTCCCGATCTCGGCTCGCAACGCACGAACCTCGTCGCGCCGATGTTGCACGTGATCGACGCGGACGCCGCCGGCATCCAGCCGGGCAGCGTCGTGACTGCGCGCAGCGGGTGCTATCGCGTTGTCGAGGCGCAGCCGGACGGCACGGGCTGGACGATCTTGGCGCTGCAATGACATGAACCGACTGAAAGTCGAAATCGACGTCGGCGCGGTCACGGCCGTCTTGCAGGGCCTGTCGCCGTCCGCGATGCAGGCCGCGTGGCGGCGCACGCTGCGCAAGACGGCCGCATGGATCAAGAGCCAGACGGCGAAGGAAGTCAGCGCGGCGACGCGCATTCCGCAGAAGACGATCCGCCGCCGGCTGTATTTCTTCCTGCGGTCGGCCGATACCGGCAAGGTATGGCTCGGCCTGAACCCGATCGAGGCGCACCGCCTCGGCTCGGTGGCGAAGACGCGCAAAGGCATGCGCGCCGGCCGCACGTCGTTCGAGGGCGCATGGCGGCAGTCGAAACGGCAACCGGACGGGCCGATCTTCGAGCGCGTCGGGAAGGCACGGCTGCCGTACCGTGTCGTGACGGTCAATTGGCACGAGACGGGCGAGCCGGCGTTTCGCCGCGCGGCGAAGGCTTGCGAGGAACGGCTCTTGACGATCCTGAGGCAGGAAGTGAACTACGAACTACAAAAGGTAATGGGACGTGCTCGATAACCTCAAATTGCTGCACGACGCGGTCGTGACGGGCCTGCGAGAAGCGCTGCCGACCTTCGAGCGGATCGAAGCGTATCCGAAGATCGGTGCGCAGATCCGGACGCCGCTGATCGCCGTCGAGCTGTCCGAAATGGAGCCCGGACACGACGACGGGACCGGCTGCATTTCGCTGATCGCGCGCATGCAGGCGCGCATCATTGTCGATCCATACGGCGCGGAACACGAGCTGCACGTGCGCGAAATCGCCGCGCGTCTCGCGCTCGCGGTTCACATGCAGACGTGGGGCCTGCCGATCGTGCCCGGCAGGGTGGTTCAGGTTGGCGAAGACCCGTTCCGCCCGCAGCTCGACACGTACCTCGTGTGGCTTGTCGAATGGACGCACGAATTCGGCATCGGCGGGGAGCCGGAAGCGATCCCGGACGGCAGCACGCTCGTATGGGGCGTCGATCCGTCGACGGGGCCGGGCAACGAAAGCAGCTATTGGGATCCGGCGCAGGACGCGCCGGCCGACTATCCGGAGTGACGATGCTCGAGTATGAAATCGGCGAGATCGACCGGCGGCTCGCCTGCCTCGTGCAGCAAGGCACGGTCGACGCGGTGTCGTACGACCCGCCGCGATGCCGCGTGCGGGTCGGCGATTGGGTCAGCGACTGGTTGCCGTGGTTCACGGTCGCGGCGGGCGCGGTGCGCTTCTGGCGGCCGCCGTCCGAAGGCGAGCAGGTATCCATCCTGTCCGCGTCGGGCGAGCTGTCGAGCGCGTACGCGGTGCCGGGCTACTACGCCGAGCAGCACGGCGGGGCAGCACGGCGCAGCCCGAACGAAACGGCGTTCGATTTTCCGGATGGGGCGTCGCAGGTCTATGACCACGCGTCGCACGAGTACCGGGTCGACGTGCCGGCAGGGGGGCGCATCGTTTTCCGCATCGGCGAGACGGAACTGGAGCTACGCGCGGACGGCGTGACGTTGCGCACCGAAAAACTGCTCGGCGACGTTCCGGATTCGACGTTCACGGGCAACACGACGACCGGGCAGCGCCTGACGTTCAACGGCGGCATGCAGGGCCGAGCAGGCGCGAACGGCGGGCCGGCGGTGGAAGTCGACGGCGGTGCTCGCTACACGGGCGATGTCGAGATCGGCGGCAAGTCGTTCCTCGACCACAGCCACAGGGAGCAGGGCGACGGAGCGCCCGTGTCGCCGCCGCTGTAGCCGGTCGGTCTTCCAAGTCACTTTGCCCCGCAATCGCGGGGCTTCGCATTTTTGGAGTCAGCACATGGCAAAAGAACCATCGCACACGAGTGCGCCGCTCGTCCAGCCGCGCGCCACGTTCGTCGATACGCGCTTTCGGACACGCGTCATCGTGTTCCCGGACGGTTCGGTGCTGCGCGTCATCAAGGGCGAGGTGCTCGCGAGCGTCGCGTCGCATATCGAGTATCTCGACGCGCATCCGGACTTCAAACGGCTTGAGGGCCGCGCATGAGCGACATCGATGAGATGGTCGGCATGGATCGATGGACCGGCGCACCGCTGCGCGGTCTCGCGCATCTGAAGCAAAGCATCGGCGACATCCTCGGCACGCGCCGGGGCACGCGCCGCGAGCGGCCCGAGTACGGCTCGGACATCCCGGCGATGGTCGACCTGCCGATCACGCGCGGCTGGATCTCGTCGGCGCAGGCGGAAGCCGCGCGCGCGATCGGGCGATGGGAACCGCGTATCAGGCTCGATCGTGTCGCCGCGCTTGCGGTCGTCGACGGGCGCGTGACGTTCGAGATTCGCGGCCATGTCGACGGCAAGGCGGAGATCCTCGAGGTGACGGTATGACGATGATCGATCTGTCGCTGCTCGATCCGCCCGATCTGGTCGAGACGCTCGACTTCGAAGCGGCGTATCAGATGAAGCTCGCGTACTTCAAGCGCATCTATCCGGACTGGAGCGCCGCGCTCGAATCCGATCCGGCCGTCAAGCTGATCGAGCTGGCCGCATACGACGAGATCCGATTGCGCGCGCGCCTCAACGATGCCGCGCGGGCGACCATGCTCGCGTACGCGACCGGCGCGGATCTCGAACACGTTGCCGCGCTGATGGGCGTCGAGAAGGCGCTCGTCGATCCCGGCGATCCGGATGCGACGCCGCCGCGCTCGCCGATCTACGAGCGAGACGAGCGGTTCCGATTGCGCACGCAACTGGCGATCGAGACGTCGACCGACGCGGGGCCGATCGACGCCTATCGCAAGCACGCGCTCGACGTGTCGCCCGAGGTGCTCGACGTGCAAGTCGATCGTCCGGAGCCGGGCACGGTTCGCGTGACGGTCATGTCGCAGTCGAATGGGGGTATCGCGAATGACGCGCTGCTCGCGAAGGTGCGCGCGGCGTTGCCCGCCGAAGACGTGCGGCCGTTGAACGACACGGTGCTTGTCGTGCCGGCCCGGCCGGTTGCATACGCGATCGAGGCGGACGTCTACGTGGGACGCGGCCCGGACCCCGCCGTCGTGCTGGCCGAGCGACGGCGCGATCTCGACGCCGCGATCGACGCGGCACGCCGGCTCAAGCTCGGGATGGCGCGATCGGCGATCGCGGGCGCGCTTCATCCGCGCGGCAGCAGCGTCGCGCGCGTCGATCTGAAAGCTCCGCTGGGCGACGTAACGTGCAACGGGCAGGAGTTCGCCGATTGCACGTCCGTCGTCCTGAATCTGAAGGTGCTCGATGAGTGAACGTCTATTGCCGTCGAATCAGACGCCGCTCGAAGCCGCGCTCGCTCGCGTGCTGCGGCCGAGCGTCGATCCGGAGATCCTGCGCACGCTGATGGACGTCGATCGATGTCCGGCCGCATTCCTGCCGTGGCTCGCATGGTCGGTCGCCGTCGACGGGTGGGAGTTGGCCGAGTCGGACGACGCGCGGCGTGCGCTGATCAAAGGCTCGTTGGCGTTGCATCGCAGGAAGGGCACGCCGTGGGCCGTCCGCGAAATCGTTCGGCGGCTCGGCTTTGGCGAAATCGAGATTCAGGAAGGGCGGGTCGCGAAGCGGCGCGACGGCACAGCGCGGCGGGACGGCAACTACGTTCATGGCCGCGCAAGCGCGTGGGCCGAGTACATCGTGACGCTGAAGCAGCCGATCACGCGCGGTCAAGGGCAGGCGCTGATGCGCGCGATCGAGCGCTACGCGCCCGCGCGCAGTCAACTGGTGAAGCTCGACTATTCGGCGATTGCGATCCGCCATAACGGCACGGCCGTCCGCAACGGCCAATATTCGCGGGGAGTGGTAGCAGCATGGCAAACCTGAAAGAACAAGCCCAATGGGAAGACGGCGTATATCAATTGGAGACGTCGGATCCGGTGATAGGTGGCCCGGATGGGATCGACAACCTGCAAGCGAAGCAACTGGCCAATCGCACGCGGTATCTCAAGCAACAGCAGGAGTCGCATGCGTCCGCCGTCGATCCGCATCCTCAATACGCGACGAAAACCGATCTTTCGCAGCGGTTGGCGGATCTGGTCGGCCAGTCTCCGTCGACGCTCGACACGTTGAACGAGCTTGCGAAAGCGCTCGGGAATGATCCGAACTTCGCGACGACGATGACGAACGCATTGTCTCAGAAGGCGCCGCTGGATTCCCCGACGTTCACTGGCGCACCGAAAGGGACCACGCCAGCTCCGCTCGACAGCAGTACGAGAATGGCGACCACCGAGTTCGTCAGGCGCGCGCTCGGGAATGTGAATTTCGCGTCATACATTTCGTCGCAGAAGCTCACGGCATCGCAAGCGGGAAGCTGCATCAATTTCTGGGGAGGCGCTGCGGCGACGTTCGCCTTGCCGGCCGTGTCGACCATGCCGCTTGGGGGCACGTTCCTGTTCAACAACAGCAGCGATGCCCCCTTGACGATCGTTCGCGACGGCAACGATTCGATTCTCCTGAACGGAGGGAATCCGAGCGCGACGTTGACGCTCGGGGATAGTTTGCTCCTCGTCGCTGTCCCGCCAGGACAGTGGATCGCAGCCGGCGGTAGCGCGCAGTTGCCGTTCTCGTCGGTCATGGCCGGTCCGAACTGGTCGACCGCGTCGCAGTTCGACAACTCGGCTCGCCTCGCGACGACCGCATTCGTGCAGCGTGCGCTCGGCAGTTTCTCGGGAGCGGTCGATGCGGAAGGCGCGATCACGCTGAAAGCCGGACAGGCGGGGATGGTCGTCTATAGCACCAAGTCGCCGACCGTCACGCTTCCGTTGGTCTCGACCGTTCCAGAGGGCGCGGCGTTCTTTATTGCTGCGGCGGGCACGATCGTGACGCAAGGCAGCGACGTGATTTACAACGCGAGCGGCAGCGCGGTGGGAGCCTCGTATGTCACGGGGCCGGCCCCGACGTCGCCTGCCCCCGCGCTGGTCGTCCGAAACGGGGGCGTATGGCAGATTCTCATGGGTTCGTCTGCCCTCAAGGGGGACAACCTGTTCGCCGCGACGCTGGCGATACCGGGATTCTCGAAATTCCCGAACGGGCTGATTTTGCAGTGGGGCAGCTTCATGTCGTCAGGCACGGGTAATCCCAACGCCACCGTGACGTTCCCGATTGCCTTCCCGAATGCGTGTCTGGGGCTGTCGCCCACGATCGGCGGCGGCTCGATCGGCAATTTCACGGTGCAGACCTACGCCGCATTCAAGACCGGCGCGACCTTGAGTTGCCAGAACAACGCTGGCATGTCGGGTGGCGTAGGCGGCAACTATTTCGCGATTGGATTTTGACTCAGGAGTGGGACAGTGGCTCAGAAATTCGCGGCACATGATTCGAAGAATTTCATCACGGCGTTTTACGACAGCGTGGACAGCCCCGCGCCGGCGGGCGTGACGTGCACCGAGATCACGGACGAGCAATGGAAGATGCTGCTCGACGGCGAGTCGCGGGGCAAGCGCATGGCGCTGGACGATAACGGCGTGCCGGTGCTGCTGGATCCGCCGCCGCCGACCATCGAACAGATCATCGTGAGCAATACGGCGATGCGTGATCGGCTGCTGGAGCGCGCGAGCGTCGCCCTGACGCCGCTACAGACGGCGGTCATGCTGGGAGACGCAACCGACAGTGAGGCGCAGCAGGCCCGCGCATGGATCGCGTACACGCGTGCGGTCAAGGGGGTCGACCTGACGCGGCGCGAGCCGACATGGCCCGAGCAACCCGAGATGGCACGCGAACGCAGCTCGTCGACGCGACCCTAGTAACCGCCCCTCATTCGCAATCGAAGCCGCTTACCCAAGCGGCTTTTTCTTTTCTGGAGACCTGAATGGGTGCTACCTCGTTTTATCACGGCGTGACGACGACGATCGTCGACGTCGGCCCGCGCACGATCGCCGTGCCGTCGTCGTCGGTGGTCGGCCTCGTCGACACGTACGCGCCGGGCGCGGATCTCGTGCAACCGGACGTGCCGGTGCGGCTCACGAACGAACACGACGCGGCGCAGGCGTTCGGCGAGCACAGCGCCGTCGCGCGAGCCGCGCGCGCGATCTTCGCGCAGAGCAAGGCGGCGATCGTTGCGGTCGGCGTCGAGAAGAAGGGCGACGCCGCGCAGCTCGCGACCGACGTGATCGGCGGCGTTTCGGCGGCCGGCAGGCGGACTGGCCTGCAAGCGCTGCTCGATGGGAAATCGCTGTTCAACCTGCAACCGCGCCTGTTGATCGCGCCGGGCCATACGTCGAAGCAGGCGGTGGCGACGGCGGCCGACGCGCTCGCGAACAAGTTGCGCGCGGTCGCGATCGTCGACGGGCCGAACACCGACGACGAAGCCGCGATCGCCTACGCAAAGAACTTCGGCAGCAAACGGCTGTATCTGGTCGATCCGGGCGTGCGCTACTGGGACACGGGCGCGAACGTCGACGCCGATGCGCCGGCGTCCGCGTACGCGGCCGGCATGTTCTGCCAGACGGACGCCGCGATCGGCTTCTGGGCGTCGCCGTCGAACAAGGAAATCGTCGGGATCACGGGCACGAGCCGGCCGATCGAGTTCCTCGACGGCGACGAGACGTGCCGCGCGAACCTGCTGAACAACGCGTTCGTCACGACGATCATTCGCGACGGCGGTTTCAGGCTGTGGGGCAACCGCACGCTGTCGGCCGATCCGAAATGGTCGTTCGTCACGCGCGTGCGCACGCTCGACATCGTCATGGATGCGGTGCAGGCGGGCCACAAGTGGGCGGTCGACCGCGGCATCACGGCGACCTACGTGAAGGACGTCACGGAAGGGCTGCAAGCGTTCATGCGCGATCTGCGCACGCAGGGCGCGATCATCAATTTCGAGGTCTACGCGGATCCGCGCCTGAACAGCGCGAGCCAACTCGAACAGGGCAAGGTGTACTGGAACATCCGGTTCACCGACGTTCCGCCCGCCGAAAACCCGATCTTCCGCTTCGAGGTCACGAATCAGTGGCTCGCGGAAGTGCTCGATACCCAATCGTAGGAGGTGAACCTTGGTTCCGGAAACGCTTTTCAATCTCGCGATGTACGTCGACGGTCGCGGCTTCGTCGGTCGCACGACCGAGGTGACGCCGCCGAAGCTGAAGATCAAGACGGACGACTTCCGCGCGGGCGGCATGGACGCGGCGGTGAAGACCGACCAAGGCATGGAGGCGCTCGAAGCGTCGTTCGCGATGTCGACGCTGGAGCGCGATGTGCTGAAGTTCTTCGGCATCGCGGACGGCACCGCGTTCAACGCGACGTTTCGCGGGTCGTTCCGCGACATCAAGGGCGGCTCGAAAGCCGTTGCCGTTCATATGCGCGGCATGCTGACCGAGGTCGATTCCGGCTCGTGGAAGCCGGGCGAGAAGGCTGAAATCAAATACGCCGCGTCGCTGAACTACTACAAGCTGGAGATCGCGGGCGCGGTCATGCATGAGATCGACGTCTTCGGCTTCGTGCGCGTGATCGACGGCGTCGATCAGCTCGCGCAGGTGCGCCGCGATCTCGGCATGTGACGCGCGGCAAAGCAACTTTGAACCCAAGGGGCGCGTCGTGCGCCCCTTTTTACATTTCGAGGAAACCCGATGGACACGATCACGATCAAGCTCGAATACCCGATCACGCTCGACGGCGTGCTGCGCGACACGCTGACGATGCGCCGCCCGAAGGTGCGCGACGTGCGCGGCGCGAGCAAGCGCGCGCAGGACGACGACGAACTGCGCGAGATCACGCTGTTCGCGATGCTCGCCGACGTTGCGCCCGACGAGCTGGAGCAGATGGACATGGCCGACTACGTGGCGATGCAGCGCGCGTACGACTCCTTTCGAACCTCTGGCCCGATTGCACGAAAAGACCGTCAAGGCGATGGCGAAGCGCCTGCTGCGTGAGTGCGCGGTGAGCCCTCAGGCGGTCGACGATCTGACGCTTGAGGATCTGGTGTGGTGGTTGACGGACTGATGTGACAGGGAGCGGAGATGGCACGCGAAATCGCGTTGGGGATCGTGATCGGCGGGGCGGTATCCGCGACGTTCGGCAAGGCGATCTCCGATACGCAATCGAAGATCGTCGGGCTGCGCAAGACGGCCGCCGAAAAGGGCATGTGGCAGCGCCAGATCGGCGAGACGATCAAGTTACAGGACGAGTTCCGCCGCCTGCATCGTGCGGGCGACAGTGCGACCGAGACGATCCGGCGCAAGCTGGACTCGAATCTGCGGACGTTGCGCGACGCCGGCATCGAGGTGGACCGGCTTGATCGCGCGTATGCGCGGCTTGGCCGCACCGCGCGCGGGCTCGAATTGCGCGCGATGGGGCACGAGCGCCTGAGCGGCGGCCGGGAGGCGATGCGCGGCGCGATCGGCGATTCGATGAAGCTGACCGCCGCGATCGCGGTGCCGACGATGGTGTCGGCGCAGTATCAGGCGATCATCCGCGACATCGCGATCAAGGCGGGCATCGCGCGCACGGGCGAAGAGCGCGCGATGTCCGACCGGATTCGACGCGATGCATCGGCCAACGGGATGAACCGCAACGAACTGGCCGAGGCGGTGAACCAGATGGTGGCGGCCGGGATGGACGTCGACCGGGCGCTCGGCTTTGCGCCTGCCGTCGCGAAGTTCTCGATCGGCCAAGGTGCGACGAGCGTCGAGACGGCGAAGATGATTCAGGCGCTGGAGCAAAACGCGGACATCAAGGATCCGGCCGCGATGCTCAAGGCGCTGGAGGCGATCGCGTATCTCGGCAAGGAAGGTTCGTTCGAGTCGGTCGACATGGCCCGCTGGTTCCCGGTGCTGCTCGCCGAAATGAAGAAGATCGGCATCACGGGGCAGGATTCGGTGACGCAGTTGGGCGCGATGCTTCAGGTGCAGATGAAGACGGCGGGCAACGCCGACGAAGCCGCGAACAACCTGAAGAACTGGTTCTCGAAGATCGGCTCGGGCGAGACGGAACGCAACTACAAGAAAGCCGGCGTCGACTACGAAGCGAAGATGAAGGAGGCGATCGGCAAGGGCTGGTCGACGCTCGAAGCGTCGTTCGTGCTCGCGCGCGCGTACATCGAGCGGGTGGATCCGGCGAAGGCGAAGCAGTTGGCCGAGGCGGCGAAGTCGATCAACGCCGAACTGGATCCGGCCAAGCGTCAGAAGCAGATCCGCGCGTTCGAAGAGACGATGAAGACGGGCGACCTGTTCAACGACATGCAGGTGAAGGCGGCGCTCACCGCGTACTTGCAGAACGCCGATCTGTACTCGAATCTGAAGCGCAACGCCGCATTGGCGAGCGGCGAGATCGAGAAGGATCTCAAAGACCGCCGCGACGCGTCCAAGCAGATCTGGAAAGAAGTTGCGGATCAGTGGGACGAGGCAATGCGCAGCATCGGCGACGCGCTGCGTCCCGTGACGGATATTGCGGGTGAGCAGGCGAAGAAGGCGGGCGGCAAGGTGCGCGATATCGTCGATGCGTCGCCACGTGCGGCGGCGGCCGTCATCGGCGTCGCGGGCGCGGCGATCGCGTATCGCGGTGCGCGTGCGGCGTGGTCGATTGGTCGCGGTGTGCTCGATGTCGCGCGTGGTGGTTGGTTGGCGCGAGGCGGCGAGCGCAGCGGGAAGGGCGGCAAGGGAGCGAAGCCGGGGCGCGGCGCTCAGGCGCTCGATGCGCTGGGCGCGGCGGCCAGCGGCGTGCAGCGTGTCTTCGTCGTCAACATGCCGGGCGGCGGCATCGGCGGCGGATCCGTCGGCGATCTGATCGAGGGTGCGGCAGGTGTGGCGAGCGGCAGGGCGGGCAAGACCGGGCGCTTCGGGCGGCTTGGCCGGGCGCTAGGCGGGATTGCTGGCCGCGTGTTGCCGTATGCCGGCAAGATCGCGCTCGCCGGGACGGTGCTGAAGCTGGGGCTCGCCGCGAAGGACGCATACGCGGTCGCGGCCGGCGACGATCCGCGCGCGCGGAAGGCGGAGAGCTTCGCGGGCATCGGCGGCAGTCTCGCGGGCGGCGTCGTCGGCGCGAAGCTCGGCGCGTCGATCGGCGCGTTCGGTGGGCCGCTTGGCGCTGCGATCGGCGGCGTCGCGGGCGGGGCGATCGGCACCTTCGCCGGCCAGAAGCTGCTCGGCGCACTCACGCGATGGGCGTTTCAGCAGCGCGGCGACACGCCCGAAGCCGCGCGCGCGGTCGCGAACGCGAAGGCGCTCGTCGAGCCCGGCGTCGCGGAGCGGCGCGCGTTCAAGGTCGAGCAGCAAAACAGCTTTGCGCCGGTCTTCAACATCAAGCTGGAGGGCGGCTCGGATCAGGAGATGGCCGACCGGCTGCTCGCACGTATCAATCCGCAGATCCAACGGGCGATGACCCAATCGATGAACAACAACAACCGGTCGGCGCTGTTCGATGCGCCGCACCTGTAGGAGCGCCGATGGATTTCGTGAAGAGCATCACGCAGGCGGCGACGCAGGCCAGCATCGCGGCCGAGCGCGTGCAGCACGTGAGCCGTGTCTACGAGCGCAACCGCGCGGCGAGCCAGAACACGGTCGACACGTTGACGAAGCTCGCGACGGGCAACCTGATGTCGGCCGCCGAGCTGCTGAACGGCGCGAGCAGTGCGCTGTCGGTCGCGACCGATCTGAGCCCGAAGGTCGGCGAGGTGACGCGCGGGTTTCGCGCGACGGCGGGCGCGGTCGGCAGCGTGCTGCGGATCGCGAACGCGTCGAACCATCCGCAGATCCACGCGGCGGCGCAGACCGTGACGACGGCGCTGAAGGGTGTCGAGACGCAGTTCGCCGCCGTCGTCGGCACCGACACGGCGAAGGCCGTCAAATCGGTGTTGCAGGCGACCGGGCTCGGCGCGGTGTTCGATGTATTGGGCGGCGACGCTTCGTCGGCTACCCCTCATCTGCTGACGCTGACGACCGAGGAAGGGCGGCGCTTCAACTTCGGGCTGTCGACGGCCGCGTTCGACAAGCTGCGGCGCACGACGCGCTACAAGGTCGCGTCGCAAGAGCGCCTGAACCGGCCGGAGGCGTTGCAGGCGGTGAGCCAGGGCGGCGAAACGATTGTGCTGTCCGGCGTCGTGTTCGCGGCGCTCGGGGCGGGTGCGCGCCAGTTGGAGGCATTGCGCGCGATCGGCGGGCGAATGAAGCCGGTGCAGCTCACGGCCGGCACGGGCGACGTGCTCGGGCGCTGGTATCTGCAAAGTGTCGAGGAAGAACAGGAGGCGCTCATGTCGGACGGAGCGCCGCGCAAGCAAACCTTCAGTCTGGAGTTTGGCCGCTATGGCGAGGACTTTAAGAACATCTGACGGCGACGTGCTCGACACGCTCTGCTATGCCGCCTACGGCACGCTGAGCGGGACCGTCGAAGCCGTCTACGAGGCGAATCCGGGCCTCGCGCGCGAGCCGCAGCCGTTCCGCGCAGGCGTGTTGATCACGTTGCCGGATCTCGACGCGCCGCGCGACGAGCCGATACAGCTCTGGTCGTGAGGGCGGGCGATGCAGGCGATATTCCAGATCATCGCGAACGGCGCGGACATCACGCGCACGATTCAGGATCGCGTGCTGCGGATCCGGACGACGGACAAGCCCGGCCTCGAGGCGGACGAGTGCGAAATCGAGCTCGACGACCGTGACGGCGTGATCCGCTTTCCGCCGAAGGGCGCGACGCTGAAGATCTCGCTCGGCTGGGCGGGGCAAGGGCTGTCGTTGCTCGGCGAGTACGCGATTGACGAGATCGTGTTGCGCGGGCCGCCGGCGACGGTGGCGATCCGGGGGCGGCCGGCGAACCTGCGGGCGACGTCGAAGACGCACCGCTACGGCAGCTGGTCGAATGCGAAGCTTGCCGACGTCGTCGGCGACATCGCGCGGCGCAACAAGTGGGCGGCCGCGTGCTCGATCGACGTCGTCGTGCCGCGCGCGGACCAGTTCGGCGAAAGCGATCTGCACTTCGTCACGCGGATCGCGCGGCAGTACGGAGCGACGGCGACCGTGAAGGCCGGCAAGCTGATCGTCACGCCGATCGGCGGCGGCAAGAGCGCGAGCGGCAAGGTGTTGCCGGCGCTCTTGCTCACGCCGGAGCAACTGATCGACTACGAGATCTCGTTTCCGGATCGCGCGAGCTTCGCGGCCGTGCGCACGAAGGTGCATGACGCGAAGTCGGGCAAGAAGATCGATCTCGTGATTCCGAATCCGGATGCGCCGCCTGGTGCGGCGGCCGTGCATACCGAGCGGCACGCGTTCGCGAGCCCGCAGGTGGCGAAGGCCGCCGCATCCGCGCGGCTGGCGAAGCTGAACCGGCACACGGCCACGAGCCGCTTGCGGATGCTCGGCCGCGCCGACGTGTCGGCGGAAAAGACGGTGACGCTGAAGGGCTTCAAGCGCGATGCGGACGGCGATTTCCTCGTCGAGTCGGTGACGCACGAATACGCCGGCCGCAGTTGGGAGACGGAAGTCGTGCTCAACGCCGGCAACAAGGGCAAGGCGAAAGCCGGACACGGCAAGAAGCAGGCGAAGAAGATCAATCTCGTCATTCCCGCGCCGCAGCGGTAACGCGGACGCCGGGCATGCAGCAGAGCCGCTCACGGGCAACCGGAGCGGCTCTTTCTATTTGTGGAGTTAATCACTGTGAAAAGCGAAATTGCGGCGAGCGCTGCGAAAAGCGCCCCGCCGGTTGCGTCGTCGCTGTGGCTGTGGGCATCGGGGCACGATGCGAACTGGTGGGCGTCGCTGCTCGTGTCGATTCTGACGGGCGGCTACATCTGCCTTCAGTGCTACTACCTGATCAAGAACAAGGGGCGTCGAGGTGGCAAGCATGGCTAAGTTGCCGAAGAAGACGCTCGCCGGCGTCGTCGGCGCGATCGCGGCCGGCGTGCTGACGGTGATCGTGCCGAAGTTCGAGGGCGTCAAGCTGGCGGGCTACCTCGATCCGGTCGGCATTCCGACGAAGTGCATGGGCGACACGCGCGACGTCATCGTCGGCAGGGCGTACAGCGAGGCCGAGTGTCGCGCGTCACTCGAAACGCAATTGATCGCGCACGCTGAACCCGTGCTGCGTTGCACGCCGGGGCTGAAAGATCGTCCGTATCAGCTCGCGGCGGCCGTCAGCTTTGCATACAACGTCGGCGCGAACGCCTACTGCGCCAGCACGACGGCGAGGCGCTTCAACGCGGGCGACCTGCGCGGCGCGTGCCGCGCGATCAACGAGGCCGACGACGGTCGCCCGCAATGGGTGACGGCGCGGGGCCGGGTGTTGCCCGGTTTGGTGAAGCGGCGGGCGGAAGAGCGCGCGATTTGCGAGCGGGGGCTGTGATGCCGAAAGCAGCTTCGTATCTGCTGGCCGCGCTACTTGGCATGGCGGCTGGCGCGGGCGCCGAGTACCTGATCAGCGCACATCGGCTTGCCGACGAGCAGGCCGCGCGGGCGCTCGACGCGCAGCGGCATGCCGAAGCGTTGGGCACGATCTCGCGCGCCGCGCTTGATGCCGAGCAGCGGGCGATCGCCGCGCACGATGCCGCCGCGTCGGCGGTGGCCGTCGTCGACCAACGAACCACGAAGGAGAGGAACGAGCATGAAGCTGAGAATCGCAGCCTGCGGGTTGCTCTTGCCGCTGGCACTGAGCGGTTGCGCGTCGCCGTCCGACGCTGCACGGCAGCCGGTCGCGACGGCGTGCCCGGCGCTTCCAGTGCCGCCGGCGTGGGCGATGGTGCCGCCGCCTATGCAGACGTCGACGCAGCGGTTGCGGAACGCGTTTTTGCAGTCGCCGGGGACGATCAGCGCGAGATCGACAAACTGACGGCCCTACAGGGCTACGTATGTGCAGTGCGGCCCGAAACGCCGGGCTGCGACCAGAAGTAACGAGAAACAGGGCGACCGGCGTGCGTGCGGGAACACGCGCGCCGGTCGCCTTTCCACTGAATGCGCCAGTGAATTGGCCAAGGCCCTGCTTACCTACGTAGGCGGGCCGGATTCTACATCAAGTTTAAAAACGGCTTTCACCATGGCAAATCCCATCATCCCTTGGATCGGCGGCAAGCGTCGACTCGCTGACCACATCATCCCGCGCTTTCCGAAGCACGACTGTTACGTCGAGGTGTTCGCGGGCGGGGCTGCGCTTTACTTCATGCGACCGCCCGCCAAGGTCGAGGTGGTCAACGACATCAACGGCGAGCTGGTGAACCTGTATCGCGTCGTTCAGCACCATCTCGAAGAGTTCGTGCGTCAGTTCAAATGGGCGCTGACGAGCCGGCAGGTGTTCGAATGGCTGAAGCACACGGTCCCGGAAACGCTCACCGATATTCAGCGTGCGGCGCGGTTCTACTACCTGCAAAAAAGTTGCTTTGGCGGGAAGCTCGAAGGGCAGACGTTCGGAACGGCGACGACTACGGTGCCGGGCCTGAACCTGCTGCGCATCGAGGAGGAGCTATCAGCGGCGCACATTCGCCTTGCGAATGCGTACATCGAGCGGCTCGATTGGGCGACGTGCATCGATCGTTACGATCGGCCGTACACGCTGTTCTACCTTGATCCGCCGTACTTCGAGACTGAAGGGTACGGCGTCGCATTCCCTTTCACGGAGTACCAGAAGATGGCTGAGCGGCTGCGGACGATCAAGGGGCGCGCGATCGTCAGCCTCAACGACCATCCGGAGATCCGGCGCGTGTTCGCCGGTTTCCATATCGAGAGCGTGCCGATTCAGTACACGATAGGCGGCGGAAAGGGCGTCGAACGTCGCGAGCTGATTATTTTCAGTTGGGACGATGCGGCGGAGCCGGTCGGGTTGTTTTGATTTCGCCACTCGAATAAAGCGACCTGCCGCCGAGACGAGCGGCAGGTCGAACAACAACCTAGACCGATTACATGAGACTGGAATCGGAAAGACCTGACGTATCAATCTTTCTGGCGTGAAAAGTAGAGGATTATTCGCAAAATATCTGTCAATTTTGGTTAGACGGACTTGGCCGGCGTGCCGGAGGCTGACCGCTTTCATGTTTTCCTCAGCGGATTTGGTATCCTTATTCGCCAAAGATGGCGGTTCGCCGGTTCCGATACCGCGCTCGATCGCCTGACAACAAGGGGCGCGACGCGCCCCATTCCGGCGAACCTGAGAACGAAGGACTTGAACCATGACGTTGGGGCCACGCGGGCCGCAGGAGACGGCGTTTGCGCCGATCTTCGAGGCGATTCATCGTGGGCTGTTGCAGCGCGAGCGGCTGCTGAAGCTCGACACGCCGCTCGGCGCGAACACGCTTATCCCGTTACGCGCGGTCGGCGACGCAAAGCTCGGCCGCGACTACACGTGGACAATCGACGCTGCGACCACGCGCGACGACATGACTCCCGACGCGCTGATCGCACAGCCCGTGACGCTGTGGATCCAGCAGCCGCGCGGCGTGCTCGACCTGAATGCCGACTACCGGCCGATCCACGGCTACGTGCATACGGTGCGCCGGCTCGGTGCCGACGGCGGCCTGACGTCGTGGCAAATCGGCTTTTCGTCGGCGCTGCATTTTCTCCGGCATCGCCGCGACGAGCATTTCTGGCTCGACCGCGATGCGCAGGAAATTCTGTCCGACGTATTCAATCGCTATCCGCCGCTTCAGGGCGCATTCCGGTTCGAGCTGAGCGGGGCGCTCGCGAAGCGTTCGTATTGCCGGCAGAGCGAAACCGACTGGCACTTCGTCAACCGGATCATGGAAGACGAAGGGCTCTACGGCTATTGGACGCACGACGATCGCGAGCAGAAGACGACGCTCAGGATCGTCGATCGCGTCGAGGCGCTGCCGGAAGCCAAGCCGATCGAGTTCTATCGAGGCAATGCCGGCGACGAGTTCGATGGGTTCACGCAATGGGCAACGCTGCGCCAGTTGAACAGCGTGCACGTCGCCTCGCGTTCCGGCGACTACAAGCGGCCGTCGACGCCGTTCGAGGTTCGGCAGTCCGTGCGGACGACGAGCTACGTCGAGCAGACGAACTGGCGCACGCAGGAACAAAAGGCGATTCCGTATCCGCCGCTCGAAGACTATAGCGCGGGCGCATACCGGTATCCGGACTCGGATCGGGGCGCGGTGTGGGCACGCATTCGAGCGGAGGAATACGAGTCGCGGTCGAGGCGATACGCCGGCGTCGGCGGCTCGCGCTGGATCGACGCCGGCGGCCGATTCGTGCTGAACGATCATCCGGCGCATGCCGAATCCGATCCGAAGGAGCGGGAATTCGTCGCCATCGCGGCCCGCTGGACGATCGAGAACAATGTGCCGATCGCCCGCTCGAGCCTGCATTTCCCGTACAGCCTGCAAGCGGACATCGAGCGCGCGCGTTCGGGCTTCGGTTCGGCGTTCGCGGTCGCGCCGCATCCGCAGGACGGCGCGACGGGCCTGTACGTCATCGAGGTGGAAGCGCAACGCACCGACATCGAGTACCGCAGCCCGTTCGAGCATCGCAAGCCGGCGATGTCGGTCGAGATGGCGACGATCGTCACGCCGAACGGCGAGGAGGTCTGGACGGACCCGCTGAACCGCGTGCGCGCGCGCTTCCATTGGGACAGGCAGAGTCCGCCCGACGCGTTCGAGACGTCGCCGCCGCTGCTGGTCGCGCAATCGGATACCGGGCAGCAGTATGGCGGCGTGCACGTGCCGCGACGCGGCGAGACCGTCTATGTCGACTTCGTCGGCGGCGACTGCGACCGCCCGTACATCGTATCGCGCGCGCCGGGCGGGGCGACGCCGCCGATGTGGCATTCGGACGGATTGCTGTCGGGCTTTCAGTCGCGCGAATACGGTGGTGGCGGCGGATACAGCGAGATGCAGCTCGACGACGCGACCGGACAGGTGCGCGCGCGTCTGCTGAGCAAGACGCGGGGCGACTACAGTCATCTGACGCTCGGCTACGGGATCGTGCAGCAGGGCAACACGCGCGGCCGCTATCTCGGCTCGGGCTTCACGCTGCATGCCGACCAATACGGCGCGGTTCGCGCCAATCGCGGTTTGTACATCGGCACGCACTCGACTCGCCACGACGCCGAGCAACTGGACGTGGACGCGTCGCGCGATCAACTGAAGGACGCGGCAGACGTGCTCGCGCAGCAGTCGTCGCTGAGCGAGCAGCATCGGGCGGAGAGTCTGAAAGCGGGACACGACGCGCTGACGGAACTGACCGACGCGACGCGGCAGCCGGTGGAGCCGGGCGCGAGCGGCGGGCGCACGTCGGGCGGCGGCACGGGCAGCGCGAACGGCTTCAAGGTGCCGGCGATGCTGCTCGGCAGCGCGGGCGGCATGGGGCTCACGACGTTTCAGTCGCTGCACGCGTCGGCGGATCGGCACGTGAGCGTCGTGGCGGGGCAAAGCGCGTTCGTCGCGACGGGGAAGTCGTTCGTGACGAGCGCGGGCGAGAAGGTGAGCGTGTTCGCGCAGAGCGGGATCAAGCTGTTCTCGAAGGACGCGGTTCAGATCGAGTCGCATCGCGAGACGATCGACCTGATCGGCCAGAAGACGGTGCGGATCGTGTCGGCGACGGAGCGCATCGAGATCGCGGCGGACAAGGAGATACTGATCACGTCGGGGCAGGCGTACATCCGCCTGAAGGGCGGCGACATTCAGATCCACGCGCCGGGCAAGATCGACATCAAGGGAAGCCTGCACAACTTCTCAGGTCCGGCCAGCATGCCGTATCCGATGCCGGTGCAGCCGGATGCGGTGTGCGTGCCGTGCATGATGAAGCAGGCGGCCGGACGCGGCGCATTCGTGACGACGGGGGCGTGATGGCCGAGCAGAATACCCCAGCCCCCGGCATCCAAGCCACGTTCGCCGAAGCCGAAGCGTTGGGCGCGCATGTATACGTACTCGCGGCGCCGTTGCACAACGGCAGCTTGCCGGGGGCGTTGTCGGTTCGTCGCGACCATGTTGCATGCATGCTGGACGGCGGGGCGGACGTACAGGCGGTATCGCCACACCTGATCTACATTCCGCCGAGTCACTTTGAGTCGGCGCGTGCGTGGCTGGAACAACACGGCCCGGCATCGCCGTGCGCGACGATTCTGGCATCGCCGTTGCCGCTTGCTGGGCTCGCGGAGCATCTGAAGACGTTTTTGCGGGTGCGCTTGCCGGATGGCGAGCCGATCGTGCTCGCGTATTGGGATCCGGCGATTCTCGCGACGCTCGTCGGTTCGGCGGGAGACGAGATGCTGTTCGTGAAAGGGCCGGTGCTGTCCGACGCGCAGTGTCAGGCATGGCTCGCGCCGGTCCTGAGGTGGACATATTGGGATCGCAAAGGCGCGCTGCGTCAGATCGACTGGCGTCAGGATCGGATGCCGGCCTCCGCTGCGATGCTTAAGCCGCCGTTCAAACTTGATCAGGGACAGGTGGATGCATTGATTGAGGCGAGTGTGCCGGACGGGTTGCTATTGCATCTCATGGAACGCGATCCGTCAACATTAGCTGAAATCCCGGAAGGCGAGCGCTACGGATTCGTATGCCGCCAAATTGAGCGCGCACGACAACATGGCATCGCCGACTATGGTTCATGGTTCACGTACTGCATGCTCGCTGTTCGGCACGGCGAGGGGTTCGACGAGATCCCCGAAGGTACCGTTCTATTAATGTCGCTGCTATCGACTGCCGACACCTCGGTCGAAGCATAA